CCCCTGCAGAAGGTGTAAAAGCTAGGGTTGAGTACGGGACTCCTTTGACAAATGAGCAAGGGGTAAAAGATATAGAGACTACTGTAGCTGAAGATGCTAGAAAAAAGTCAGTCATTGACGCAATAAGAACAGTAGCTAAGCTATTCAAATCTTTATTCCCTAATTCTGAGATTTATATCTACGACAATCAGGACGACTTCGCTGCGTATGCGAGGTCTATCAATAATAGTCCAACAGATAGAGGATACTTTAGCTATAAGAAAAACGCTGACGGCAGTTATACTGCAAGGATTGATATCAATTTAAGCAGAGCTACAGCTACTACGGTATACCACGAGGTATCTCACGCTATTATGCTTAAAGCTTTTGGTGATAACCCTGCGCTGTTTGAGAAGTTTAAGAACCAACTATCAACTGTACTCAAAGATTCTACCGTTAAGCAGTTGGATAGATTCGCTAATCTTTACGAAAAGAAAGTTAGCCATGAAGAATGGTTGGTTGAACTCGCTGCTAATATGGCTGATCAAGAGAAGTCTATTAAGGTTGACACCATCACAAAGATTGCAGCTATCGTTAATAAGCTTGTATCTGATTTAACCAATGGCTTAATCAAACCTTTCAGCGAGACTGCTAGTAAGAATGATGTGATTGACTTCTTTAATGAAATTGCTTCTGTTATAAGAACAGGACAGGAGTTGAACTTGTCTGAACAAAAGATTACTAACCCTGCTGACATAGCTACCGTTTTATCTAAGACGGCTAAACGTGTAGAGCAAGGGCCTGAAGGATTACCGGGATATGAGAAGTTAATTGACGATGTAGTGAACACGCTTATCCCTAATGCCCTTAAGCGTAGACTATCAGGTCAAGAGTTGATTGATCTCGTTAAGAGATTCGTATCTAAGTCTGATGTATATAAGAAGGCTGACGACATTCAGAAGGATGCCATCATCAGACAGGTGAATGGTATGCTTGCTGAATCCTACAAAGAACCACCATCAATCAATAGAATACTTGGCAGACTGAAAGATGTTACCAAAGTAACTATGACTGAGAAGCAGGCTCTGAAGAATCAGATCAAGGCTTTGGCTCGTGGTGCTAAAGATGCAACTAAAGCTTTTACACAGGCTAGTAAAGAACTTGCTACAGCGGTACAAGACTTAGCAGATACAGGCAGGATCACAGCCAAGCAGGTTGCTGCTGTGGTATCAAGATTCGCTAAGGTTAATATGTTTGATGATGCTTCGATTGGTAGGTTCGTTGACTATATGTCAAAGGTGTTTGCTAATGCTGAGTATGCAGAGCAAATTGCCACTATCAATAAAGCATTGCCTAATGCCAAGAAGAATATCGAGACTAAGCTAGGCGTATCTAAGAACCTGATCCCCGTACTTAGAAAGCTGTTTGCCATCAAGCCTACCCTGATCCCCGACAATCTGCTCAGCGAATACGCTTCGCTAGTGTCAATGATGGGTGAGCGCAAGTCGGTGTTGAACCTGCAAGAGTCAGGTGAGATTATGGATACGGCTTCCAAGATTCTTTCTGCAGTACAGGAGGAGCAGTCGCTTGCTTACGAGTTAGCTGATATCTATGAGCAGTACCCAAGCAAGGTGGTTGATGAGGATGGCAATGTAGATTATGCAGAGACCATCAAGGATATGCTGAGTAATAATGTTATTACCTCAGCTGATGTGGAGGTGATGAAGAAGTATAAGTCAATCATCTCTCCGTCTATCCCTACAGAACCTATGACTGAGCAGGAGTTAGCCGATGAGAAGAAGGAATTGATTAAGCTAATTCAAGATGCCGATGTTGACACTACTACTTTGCCTAGCAGAGACGAAAGGGATACTGCTAATAAATTGAAGAGACTTTTAAGAAGCACAGATTCTCTTAATGCTTTAACAAATAACGAGCTTAAGAATCTTCTTAGGGTTATTGACAATATCAACAATGGCTTCCTTCCTAACTACGCTCAGTTGATGATTGAGAAGATGGATGCTTCTATACCATCTGATAGGGTGGTTCAATCAATAAAGAAAGCAAAGCTTCTTCCTCTGTCAAAGATGTATGCTAAGTTGAAGAGCTTAATATTAAGGGGGAAGAGGGATGCTATTACGCTGATGTTTGAAAGAAACCCTACGTATTATTATGATCAGTTGTTGGGGGACTTTAACACAAGGGCTGTATACGACGCTATCTTTAAGCCAATTACTGATGCGTATGCAACTTTCAAATCATCTGTTATTAGTACGCAGGAAAGATTAGACAAAGCTTTTAAAGCTGTTGAGAAGTCTTTTAGAAACGATGGCGACAAGGTTGTGATGTCTAAGTATAAGATGACAGCTTACCTTCTTCAGTTGGAATACCTGAGTAACCCTGAATCCAACAAGGTTAATCCTGCTATTGAGTTTCTTGATGCTACTATAAAGAAGATAAGAAAAGGGAAGACTAGCTACAGTGAGCGTGATGCCGAGATGCTTCAGGATATTGTTACGAACTATAGTACCGATGGTCAGATAGATGCTGATAAGTTATACAACTCGTTCAATGAGGCTGAGAAAAAAGCCATCAAGACTATCCAAGATATCAACGCGGAGATGACATCGAAGGCTGAGTATATCGCAGGTGTTCTAAGGGGTGAGAAGTTTACTCCAATTAATAACTACATCCATCACGATGTAATGATTGAGTCTTCTCCTACTGAGGCGATGGCTGATGCTGACGCGATCAGTAACTTCAACTCAAGGATGAACCCATCCACAAGAGCGAAGTCGCTGATGGAAAGAACCCCCGGTGCTAAGGCTATCGAGTTTGATATTCTTAAGTCTGTTAATCAGGCTGTGTCTAGTCAGTTGATGGACTACCATCTTACTGCTCCGATCAGAACTGTAAGAAAGACCATAAATCAAGTAGAGAAAAAGCTTGAGGAAGACAAAGGTATTACTAGTGAGCAATATAAAATCTTCAATGCGTTTAACCAAGCTTTAGAAAGAGCTGTTGAGACTACGCTTATCACGTCTTTCAAAGAGGGGACATTGGCTGAAGAGATTGTTGACGAGATATCTAGACAGGGATACCGAGCTGTACTTGCAAGTGTGCCGAGGTTTATAGGGGAGTTAACAGGTAACGTATCCGCTGCGCTTACTGCATATTCAAAGCAGTTTGGTGAGGGTATAAAATACTTTGATGTGTTTGCTAGTCCTGATGGCGTTGACATAATGAAGAACGTAAAGAGTTCTGCCACTACAAGGGTTTACCCTGCGGGTAGTTTGAGTGGACAAATGATTGACCCTTCAATCCTGAATCAGACTAGTGGTATCAGAGGAAGCAGAGCGAAGGGATTCTTAGCTAGTAAGCTTCAGCAGATATACAACAATACATTAAAGAAGCAGAAGAACTTCGTTGAGCTTACAGCAGATACTTTAATATCTACTCCCGATAAGTCTATAATGAGACCAACTTGGTTTGGTTCTTTCGCTTTAGCTTTTGAAGAGATGACAGGATCAAAGCCTGACTTTGATAAGATAGCTGCCAACGATGAGCAGTACATGAATGAGAATGTTGCAGCCATTCAATTTGCTAGAGACCAAGCTGATGATGCTTCTATAAAAATGGGTGGCACAGATAATCCTTTCATGGGAATCCTTAAGGGTACTGCTACTAGAAATCAGAGCGCATGGGCTAGAGCTTTCAATAACTTTAACAACTTCATGAGTAGGTTCTTGATCAATGACTATGTAAATGCTAGGACAGGTATCTATGCTGCTATGGGTAGAGGCATGATATCAAGAGCTGAAGGGGTTAAGTTGTTAGCAGCTGTTACTTTAAGGATGACTGTATACTCTGTCCTTACCCCGATGCTTACTAACGCACTAACTAAGATGGTATGGGGTAATGATGATGAGGAGCCGGAAGATGAGAAGAGTTTGCTTCAGAAGATAGGGCAGGGATTAGCATCCACATTCACATCACTTGCTTTCGGTAGAGACTTCGGTAATGCCACTAAGAATGTAGTGAACTATGGAGTAGAGAAAATGAATATTGAATTCCTTGAGTTCTTAAGGAACGGAGAGTACGATCCGTACAAGGATGCGATCCAATACTCTATGATTCCTGTTGATCCAAAGACAGCAGCCAATACTTCAGCTATGGATTTAGTAGCTAGGATGGGTGGATCTATGGGGCCTGCTCTTAGAACAGGAACTTTAATCCTAGAGAAAGGAATACTTAAGAAGGGCGCACCTAAGGAAGAAGAGAAGCAGCCTGAAACATTGAAGCAGCTTATTAAGCAGCAGCTTGGTATAAAAGGAAAGAAGGAAAAGTTTGAAGAGACAAGAGGAAAAGAAATTGGTATTCGTATTCCTTTTGAAGTTCTCGGCAATCTTGGATATATCCCATTATACAAGGATGCAAGGAACGTAATGCTGAAAGAGTTGTATAAAGATTTAGAGAAAAGCAAAAAGACTTTTGGTAATAAGAAAGAACTAGAGAAGCTTCTGCTTCAAGGGTATGAGAGCAAGACTGACATGAGAAGGTATGACCCTGAAATGTACGAGGCAACCTTTGGAGAGGAAGGGGTGTTCAATCTCTTAAACACAGAAGGTTACAAAGACAAGTTAATTGATAATGTGATTGATGATATTGTAAGAGACATCAAGGATGATCTCTATCAATATACTACTAAACAAAAAGGTGGAGCTTTTGGTGGAGGTAAGTTCGGAGGACAGAAAAAGAAAGGAGAGTCCTTTGGTGGTGGTAAGTTTGGCGAATAATAAAAAGCCCCCTCTGTAGAAACAGAAGGGGGTGATTGCTAAACCTTACACGAACCGAACATACTTGAAATCCTTTTGCTTGTCGTAGTATACCATCATCTCGCTGTCGTTGAACGAACCTGCTCTAGGCTTTCGTCCTCCCCATTTGATGGTTCCAATTAGTTTATCTGCCTGAGCGTAGATGATGCCGTCCTCGCAAGACCATATGATAACAGGTGTTATCCTTTTGTTGATCAGTTTGATAAGTTTCTCTGCTGACAATGGCAGAGGATAGGCATCTCTTATTGGTCTTATCCTACCCTTTACTTCAGCGTAAGCTATCAGGTTCTTATCCTTGTCGAAGACTTTGAAGTCTATATCAAACGGATCTAGCTTCTGATACGATCCATTGAACACAGACACGAATGTCTCAATAGCTTTTGTCTCTCTTACTCTGTCCTGCTCTGTTTCAAAAATCGTCATCTTCCATGCTTTTTAAAACCATACGGAGGTCGGATATCAAAGACTTGATCTGCTGTGGCACGGTGTCAAACTCACGATCGACAAGCTTCTCATATATATCTGAGATAACAAGATGACAATCCTCCATCCTCATAGATATTCGCATTGCCCTTTCTGTTTCCAACTTCTTGTTATCTAGCATATGTTATTCTTTTAGGTAGTCTTCTATGTTGTTGAAGACCCTGTTTATAATTGCTTGGTACTTGTCTTCTTTCCCCTTTGGTATACGCTCGTCAAGCATATTCACAATTTGTCTTAATCTTTTTAATCTTCTGTTGTACTCCTTCTCTCTTTGCAATGTCACCTTCATGGTATCATATTCTTTAGTACATTGCTTTATTCTTATCTTCAATACTTCAGGGTCTAGCTCAGGCTCTTGCTCCTCACCCTCAAAGAAGATGTCTCTGCACTTAGCATAGGCATTGTTAATGTTTGGTTCCGTCTCAATTAGATTCTCAATCGACCTGATATAGTGAATGATAGTTGTGTGGTCTTTACCTAGCGTCTCACCAATGGTCTTCAATGTATACCCTCTTTCTCTTAACAGCTTTGAGTATATCATCTTTCCATCTACAATTTCACGAGTCCTTCTTTTGCTTGACAGACTTACTAACATCACCTCTTCCACTATCTCTCTTGCTTTCTGCGCGTGCTGTTCCTTTATCCCCTCTGTATACTTCTGTTTTAATTCCATAAGATTTTAATTCTTTTAATCTGTACTCCTGTAGTTTAGTTAGTTTCCCGTCCGGCTTTTTTATTTCAGAGAATAGTACGTCTGAGTTCTTCGGTATCGCTAGTAGATCAGGTATCCCATTCTTGTTTGTCCTGATCAGCTTTAATACGAAGTACCCTTCAGCCTCTAGTTCTTTTATTCTCTTACTCTGAATCTGTTGCTCCGTCATTCTGTTCAATTATTAATTGAGAACTCTCAACAATCCAATCATCAATGCCTTCCTTTGAATACCCCATCCCTATCATCAGGGCCGTGAACGCATTCATTACTGTGTCTATGTCCGAGTCCCACGGTATTTCTGCCTTGAATGAAATCCCATCCCTTTCAAGCATCAACACAGTTTTGTTTGATGTGTTCGATAGTACATACTTATTCCAATTCATTGTTGATATATTTAGTACAATGTTAATAAATTTTGTTTAAAGTGCGAAACAGTATAGTCCTTTTTTTTAATCACGGTCTTGTAAATGTCGTGCTCAATCCCGTCCTTAGCGAAGACCCAATAGATATCATTGGTCGGTCTGAGCTTGGTGGTCATCCTGTCCTTGCTCTGCCAATAGCTAGTGGCACTGAAGTCAATGTTATAATAGACCAACACCTCAGCCTTCTGTAGGGTTATACCCTCCCTCCCGGACACTATCTGCAGGGCTATAGACTTGTCGGTCTCTTCAAAGAGACTCAGTTCAGTTGTCAAGGAATCCTTGAATACTTCCTTAAGAGCGTTCAGTTCCTCCTTGAATTTGTAGAAGATTCCTATTTTACGGTTCGCAAACCGAGAACGGATGAACTCAGCCTTAGTAGTATCGAGAACCATAGAATCCCCGCTTTCAAACTTGATGGTCCCTGAGTATAGCTGATGGAGCTTGGACATTAGCTTGACAGGGGTGTCGGCTAGTATCAGCTGCTCCCTCCCCTCCACTACTAAGTCCTTCTTAAGCCTACTAATTAACCTATAGGTTGACTCCTTCAGCTCTACCTCTAAGATATTTTCCGTGGTCTTAGTGATGAACCCTGCCTCCTTCTGCGTGTAGGATATAGTGTATGGTTTCATCACGTCAAGTATCTCCTGCTTACCGTGGGTGTAGTCGTTGATGAACATCCCGTTCACCTTCTTCTGCTTCACCTTTACGTACTCATCGCAGAACCTATAGAAGTTAGCGAACTTACTGAAGGGGTTGGTTGGTATACCATATACCTGATGGTACATCTGTGAGTAGGACTCAGGGGTTGGCGTACCTGACAGGAGGATTACGTATGGTCTATGATTTTGGATAATCTCCTTAACCTGTATGGCTCTTTGGCTTGGCTTTGGGAATGCGCCCATACTGTGGGCTTCGTCTAGTATAATCAGGTCCCACTTCTCGCTGTCGGCAACGGTATGCAGACTCTCATAGTTTATAATCGTCATGTCAAATGACGGCATGAACAGTTCGAGATCCGCAGATATTGACCCTATTGCTTTCTTCTTGGTTACGAATAAGACCTTGCTTACATGAACCTCTTCTGCTATGCCGAGGCTAGTGAGCGTCTTGCCTGTCCTAACCTCCATTGCAAGATACACAAATCTATGCTGAGTTATAATCTTCAGGGCTTCGTCTATAATCTGTGACTGATAATCTCTAAATGTTATTCGGTTCTTTCTTTCCATGTCCTGCTCGTATAGTTTTAGGTAGTGTTCGTAGCTGTTTAGAATCCTCTGCAATACTTCGGGTTCGCTATTGTACTTCAGTCGGTGCTCTATCTTTACATCCTTTCCTCTTCCTGTCTTCACCTCTTTGGTAGATGTCATCACCTTCTTTAGAATCTCGCATTGCCGAAGCATCATCTCATTACTGTATCCCGTATATCTCTTGATGATATCCATTACAATCTTATAGGGTTGTTGCAGTTATCGCATCTAGTTACGCAGGAGTATTTGGTTATCATCGGTAGCTCGCAGGCGCATAAGCTTTCTTTCAATGTGCCGTCCTGATTGTAGATAGAGTCTTTTATTTTCTTTACATCAGCACAGTACTCAAACATTTCCTTCTCTTCAAAGTAACTTATTATGTAATCCATTATGCTTGCGGACACGGGCTCATCGGGTTGATGGATAAAGAATCCTAGACTAGCGATAGCAATGTCGTTAATGTTCGCCTTGCCTGTGATTACATTGTATGAATTGATCATACTTACGTGTAGTAGTTTTTTATTTTCCATATGTTTCATTGTAGTATTGTTCTGCTTGTTTGTCTAATTCTTTTGGGTTATACATACTATCATTATCTCCTTCTCTCCAAGCGTTTATTATCTGCTCCTTCTCCATTTGTTTGGCTTGTTCAAATAAGTGTGGTGGTAAATAAAATCTTCCATCTGACCATTTATTTAGTTGTTCTTCTAACCATTGTACTGTTGTTTGTTGTTTCATATTATTTGTTTTTATACTTCATATATTGTGTGAGGGAAATAATCAATGCAATACACCTTAATAACATCTAGCTCTGTAGTTTTCTCATTATGAATAATACTTGTCCAACTATAGGTATAATGTCCTTCATAGTCGTCAGGATATTTGGTTTCATAAGGAACGAATCCAAGACATTTAGCGTCTGTTCTATCTACAGCATAATAGTCATCTAATCCTTTACGAAGATCATCAAATGTACTTGCTGATATAATAGGTTTCCCATATTCATTTAATGCTACGTATGTTACTTTAACTCTTGTCCCCATGTTGTTTGTTTTTTGTGTAATAGTATAAGCCTAATTCATTCTGACAATCATATAAATATTGAGCGTGTTGTTTATCTTGAATTATTAATCCTTCCAAATAAACTTTTTCGCAAGCGTCACAATAACAATCCCCCTTGGTTCTGAATACTCTTTGTCCTACTCTTTCTGTGAACCAATCTTTATCATGTTTAATTAAGTCCATATTATTCGTTTGAAAAAGTGTTAAAAATTACATTTTTACATACGTAAAAGTGTATGCAAATGCATATTATAGTGCAGAAATATCGCAAAATGGATGGTGTTGCATATAAATGTGTCATATAAATCACTTTATGGTGGATTTTTGCATCAAATGTGTCATATAAATTACTTAATGATGTGTTTTTGCGTCATAAAAAGGACATTAGTTCGAGTAATCTTTTGCGAAAGGTAGTGGATATCACTACTTGTCGCTCATTATTACTCTATTTATAGCTCATTTTTATACCAACAGTATTAAAACTTGCACCATTTTAAACTTTTGATAATCAAAACGGTGGCGCATCATCGGTCTCCTCCCTCTTCTTCTTGATGATAATCCATCTACCCTGTTGGTCCCTGCCTTCCTCCGGCATTACCCCTTCCTTGAACAAGCCGTAAGATATCAGCCACTTGTAGAACCTAGTCCTGCTGATAGTCATCTTAGCCTTCGGTCCGTAGTCAGGGTACTCCTCGATGAAGTTAAAGTACAGGTCGTTCTTGTACAGTCTGACATCCGTGTGCAGCATATTGGTTCTGTCGCTGCCATCCACTAGCCCACACCATTCGATGAACTCGTGGCAGGTTTCCGCTGACAACTGTCTCACCTTCAGGTTCACGAACTTACTCTTCACTAGTCCTGTACGCAAGTAGTTTCTCAAACATCCAATCATGTAGTTATCGAACTGACACCAATCATCATCACCCCAATCCCCAAACAGAAGCTTACCGAACTCATCGAGTGGCGTGAAGTTCTTGCTGTAGTACTGATGTAACTCTAACTCCCACTTCCTACGAGCGAATGAATTACCCGCACCCTTAATAGCATAGTTGGTAGTGATAGCAATCTTCGGACTCTTGCTGAAAGGAATCTTGATGGCATCCTTGTTCTTCTTCTCAAGTGTCAAGCCCTCAGTCACCACACTAAACAATCTCTCAAAGTCAAAGTGTTTCTTCACATCATCGAAGCACAGTATCTGTGTGTCTGCGCTCACTAACTGATAGGCGAAGCTACGCTCAAAGGTGAAGCTCTTACCATCAATAGTCACCACCTTCTTCATCTTAGATAATGCGTTCATTAGGATACCCTTACCCGTACCACCCTCAGGGTTGTCGCTTATCACCTCGTCGTTAAGGATGACGGCAGGGCAGTAGCTTAGGTTCTTGTACCCGTGCATCAGGAATCCAATCGTACTCTCCATTGACTTGACCCTATGCTCATCTGACCCGTTGATGTTGTAGATAAACTTAACATAATCAAAGTCTGCTGACACACCACACAGATTAAAGTTCCTATCTATCACGTGGTCTTTCCATACGTAACCACCAAGATCAAGATAGTCTATCGGCTTTACCTCGTTCTTAGTTATCATCACCGCACAGTTGCGGTAGTACAGGTACGCTGTCTCTTTGGTATCCTCAATGAAGTAGATGTCAATCGTACTCAGCATGGACAGGAACTCCTCCTTAAAGAAGCGCGTGTTGTCAGCGAAGTAGTTGTATACCGTAATGTCATCAAGCTCAAGCAGGTGACCAAGCACGAAGTCCTTAATCTCTTTCTCTGATGTGTGGTCTACCAAGTTATTAGTCACCTTCACGAACACGTAGTTCTTGCTACCCTCAGGACAGTACTTATAGAATCCATTATCCTCAAGGAATTGTTTGAACTGTATGTGTATGATTCTTACTATGCCCTTGTCGTTGCGTTCCCAAAAGGTTTGCTTTGCGTTCTCCTCCTCTACCTTATTGAGCACCGACTCGATGGTCTCTGTGTCAAGGTTGGAGTCCTGTAGTTGGATGCGCACCTCCTTCTTTGATACCCCCCTCCTTAGCTTAGCCTTGATGGAATTGATGCGCTCCTCATCCTCGTAGTACTTGGTTCCGAAGTTGGCTGTGTTCTGATACGCGGATTGGATTGTTCTGTTTATCTCGGTCTGTGTGAAGCTATCGTCAGCGTATTGGTTTAATACAAACGAAGCTAAGCTCTTGTTGATTCCAAAGTCATTCAACGCCATCGCCAACACGTAGCAGTTCTGATTGCGCTGACCCTCCACCATAGGGTACTTCTTTGTCCACCACTTAAGTAGTATGTCCACAATCTTATTCTCGTCTGTGATTGGGATGGTTGGCTTGTCCCTGTACTTGCTGACCTCTGTGTACTCAGCCTCCTCAATCACATCCCAAGTGGAGGAGTTCTCGTTTACATAGATAAGGGGATCATAAGACTCATAGCATACTCGGCTTAGGTTCTTACTAGTCTTATCGAAGTAGGGTGAGTTAAAATATTTCTCTAAGCTGTTGAAGTAATTGGTATGGTTCTCTGCATCGGCAGGGATTTTAACAAGCACTTTCAAACCATTGCCGGAAGGTGATATGAATACGGAGTATACGTACTTATTCTTGCTCAGCATCTCCTTATCCTCAAGTAACTGCTTACTCTTCTCGTATCCATCGAAGTCCAAACAGATAAGTCCGCTGTGTTCGATGAGTGAAGTGTCGGCTCTCTTGTTGAACTTACCGCTGAAGCAGATAGCAGGTAGTTGTTTCTTTAGTTCGTTGCGCTCAGGCTTTCTCTTCTCGGTTCTAATCTTCTTAACCAAGTCCTTAGTCGCACCGTCCTTAATCCTTTCAAGGATTATCCTAACATCCCTAAAGAAGGGAGTGGATGTTTCTTTTATGTTCTGAAATATTGTTACCTGTGGTGTCATTGTTGTGTCGGTTTAGTGTACGATATATTTTTATAACTAATTGATTACTATTTACTATGTCGATTATGTCGATTTTAATTACTAATTATAATAATAAATAATAATAATAGTAGTATATATATAAGTAGTAAGTATAGAGATGTATTATCTGACATTTTCGTCACGGTTTAAAGAAAAAGAAAGGGGGACTTGCCCCCTTCCTTAGACACACAGGCAGGGATTAGAACGGAAGGTTCTCTCCTTCCTTGCTAGCAGCCTTAGCTTTGCTTGGCTTGCTCGTAGCTTCCTCCTGTGTACCCTTAGGCTCATAAGTGTCAAGCTCTACATAAGCGTTACCACTACGTGCAGTCTTGATGTTGAGGTTAATCCATCCGCGCTTCTCGTGTTGCTTCATAAACGCAATGGCTTCGTCTACTTTCATTGATAGTCTACCCACTACAAAGTCGGGGGCGTTCTCGCTTCTCTTAAATGAGAAACCGTCTGCAAAGATTTTTTCGTCTTTCATTTTACTTTTGTTTTTATTATTTGAATGTGTGTCTCCATGAGTGTGACGGCATCAAGTATATACTTTGCCTTCTCGTCCTCGGTCTTAGCCTCAGCAGGAACTAGTATCGTGATACTGTGTCCGTAAATTGCATCGACCTTTGGATTCTTTTTAACGTGCTTCTGTCTTTTAAAGATTAGATTGATTAACCGTTTCATATTTAGTCTAGTGTTTCGTTGATGTAATGGTTTACTATATCCTCGGATTTGTTAGGTCCAAAGTATTTATTGTAGACATCGACAGCTCTTCTTACCTTATCCTCTCCACCCTTTACAAAGTTTTCTGTGGGTTTAAAGATTCCTAACTGACCCGTCTCCTTATCAATTACAAAGAACACTAACGGTTTACCAAACAGATTCTGATAGATGTAGCACTGTGAGTCGTAGTTGTAAGCTCTTGCTGAGTACTTAAACTTATTGATATCTGATGTAGTCTTTAAGTCTATTATCATTTCATCAGTTACGATATCAGCTTTGCCTTTCCAACTCAGACCCATAATCTCACCAACAGATGGTAGCTCATATTGATTCCCGTCCTTGTAGATTTGCTCAAAGAAAAGTATGTTACTCTTCATTAATGAGACAAGACTGTTTAGTTCATCGATCTCCTTCTTGAGTAGAACAAAGTCGTAGTTGTTTGTCTCGCAGAAGTTCTTGTATTCTTTAGTGTTTCTGCTACTCACATCAACGAACGGCGTGTTGATTACTTTGTGTGGTTCAATCAGAGACTGATGAAAGTATCTACCTTCCGCGAAAGACTTGTTGTCTTCTCTTGGTTTACCATACCCCTTAGGGTTGGAAAGCAGGAGTCCGATATCAGAGTTGGACAGGTATGATTTACCAATACCTGCATAGTATTCTCTGTCATCCTTAAGCTTCTCTATTATCTGTTGGTTCGGATTCATCTTAGTCGTTTAATAGGTTAGCGATTTCTTGTTTGAGTTCGGGGCTGATAGAATACTTGCGTGTCAACTGCTGACCAATCTTCTGTATCCCTGCATCCTTATTAGCACTAACGTACTTAACTACCTTAGCCCAATCCTCAGTCCCCTTCTCAAGTTCAATGAGAGCAGACTTCTTAGTTGGTACTTCAGCTACCTCAACTGTAGTCTCAGGTAAGTCCTCACCTGCATAGATGTATAGACCTAATCCAAACATCGCAAGGTTCTTTACTAAGCAACGCATCAAAGTCTTATTGATATCGAATGTGGTTGCTGCCTCTACTGTCTTCTCTCCGTACTTAGTGGCATAGGTGTAAGACTTTCTCTTCATGCTCTTGTTCTTGCCATCCATCACAGGTAACCACATCTCAAGTGTCTCGCCTGCGATTGTTACTTTGGTGTGGCACATGAAACCTAAGTCATCATCATAGTCTGTAGGCAGTAGCTCATAGGTTGCATCGGGACAGGCTTTCTTTACGGCTGACCAAGCCCAAGCCCAAGACAGATACGTGAGTCCGTCTTTCTTTTCTACGTGGTCGTTAACATTGATAGCACTAAGCTTCTCAAATGTTGTCTGCTTTTTTTCTGTTGCCATGGTTGTTGATTTATTAATTTAATTTTCTAATGATACTTACATAGTCAGGGTCTTCAGTAATTTTTTTCTTGATTGTTCTGATCCCATGAAGGATTGATGTGTGTTGCACAGAGTACCCATTCGCCTCAAGGTATCGCTGAATGTAGCTGATACGCATTGGTCTTACTGAACATACATAGTAAAGGATATGTCTTGCATCTACCACCTCTCTCTTCTTGGTCTTGCTGAAGAGTGTCTGCTTGTCTATTGAGAATAGCTGTGTAATTTTATCTACGTAACTATTGAATACTTCGTGCTTCATAGATTTAATTTGAGAGAGTCGACGAAGATAATTTATTGTGTGCATATCTCCTCAACAATCTTGATATTTATTTTTGGTTATTAAAAAAGTTGTCTAAGAATATATCCCAAATGATTACTTCAATCTCATCAAGTGATTTGTTTACAATCTTGTGCCCGCATAAGTCAGCAAAGAATGTGTTATCCTTAAGTGCTTGCACATAGAATCCTCCTACGTAATACACTACGTCTGTGCAACTACTATGTAGTGACACATCAGGGTTCTCTTTCGTAAATGTATCTGCTCCAACGAATCGACCTGTGCTTGAGAATTGTTTAAGCGTCAAGATACCTGACTCTTTCAATTGCTCGATGACTCTAAGATGAAGTGTGTCGGGCTTTGGTTTGAACAGCTCGGTGCTGATTGCTTCTTGGATGTTGAACATTTGATTTAGATTTAGATAGTTATTTAATTAAATTCTGTACAAAGATAGTACAAATAATTAGAATGGCAATGGATTCAGGTCATTATATTTTACGAATACAAACCCATCTATCACTATCTTCTGTGCGTTCCTGTATGCTTCATTGGATATCATCATTGCTTCACCGTTCATTGCGATTCTTCTGAGCTTCTCTATGTACAGGGTTGCATCCATGAGTTCTTCTTGCAGGTGAGTAAGCCATTCAACTACGAACAGGTCTTCCCTGTCTAAGGTTGTGTTGTACTTCTGTTGCCCTGCTTCAGAGCGTTGCTTGTACTTCTCAAGCACTGATTCTAAGATTGTGTCTTTCATAACTGACGTTTGATTTTTATTGATGATAATAACATTAAAGGGACGAGGAACCAAGCAAGAGTTGCGGACGGGAATATATATCCCAAGCAATCTGCTATTGAAAAATAATCAGGGTCATCACCTGATGAAGGGTTCTTGAGTAACCAATACACCCCGTACATAGTTGTCAATGCCCAATAGATTACGATAAGTTTAACCATGCTGTTCGTTTTTAAATTTCTTTTCATAGTATTCACTCGCAAGAGTTGAGAGTCTGATATCAAAGCCATCGTATACTCCACTCTTTATGTCGGCATCCTCGTGTCCATCATTGTATGCCTCCTTGATTTCCTCTTCGTTCATCTTCTTAGCCTGACCCAACAGGTGTAGTGTGTATCCTATTGGTAACTTCCATTCTTTTTGGTATACGTTCTGTAGTTCCTGCTCTAACCATTCCATTGATGTCTGTCTTTTCATTGTAGTTGATTTATGATTTACCAATTATAATATCCATCCATTTAGTAGAGTTCTGTCTCGGATTCTTACGGTACTTTTCGCTTCGTCTTTCCTTATGGCATTGGATGCACATGGTAGGTGCGAAGTGTTTATGTCTGAAGTCCTTCTCCGGCTTTATCTTTTTGCATACTTTACAGGTGATGTTCATAGCTTTAGTTTTAATTATCCGTATACTACCTCTCCCATAATCAGGTACTGAAACACGATGTCTGCATCTGATGCGTCACCCTCTTCGTTTATCATGTTGAGTAACGCTTGTCTGCATGACTCATCATTAAATAGATCTTGAAGTCTACGCTTAAACAGGTTGACATCTAACGAACCAATGACTTCATCTGTCTCTACATCAGACACATCTATCGCTACTCTCTTGTCTAATACTGCGCGAAGTACTGCCGTTGAAAAGCATGGGTCTACGTGTTCAGGAATTGCATCTCGCACCTTATCGCAGGCTGCATCATTAAAGAAGTACCAATAGTTACTACCCCCTTCGATAGCTGTCACAAATATATCCTCAAGGATTTTCCTTGTGATTGTAATCTCTTGCTTTACTTTGATTGTCATAATTAAATTATTACTAAATGTGAATTAATACTTATGTCATGCGGAGCTTTAGTCTGTCCTCCAAAATACTCTCTAAGTAAATATCCATTGCCATTACTTGGCAGATATATTTCTTGGATAACAGAAGGAGTATGGATGGTGTGCTTATCTTTCTCTATATCAATTGAAATAATGTTATTCTTATAAAGCTCAGTACTTTCAAGATAATTAAATGTAAGATTGTTTTCTGCATACCAATACGAGAATAAGTCTATAAGCTTAGTTTGTAGATTATAATTCCACCCTACTCTTACGCTTTTGAATCTATGATGCGGGAAGTACCCTATGCCAAATAATTTATTGACATCTCCTTGCTCAGAGCCAATGTCGTATATGCAAGACTTATCAAAGCTGACGCTCATTACAAGTGAACTTGTTCCAATAAGTAGTCTTGGTAGTCTACATGGCGCGTGTGTTCCTTTCTTAATTGTCATCGTGCTAATTTTACAGTTTGATTTAAATAGGTTGACAGGATTCCTTCTAAGTTTTCTAGGCTGATGCAGTCAATGTCATCACCATCTGTAGTCATAAGAAACTCTGCGTTGTCTTGGATTTGTTCGATTAGATTTTGGATTGTCATGTTGATTTAATTTGTGGAGGGAGTCTCTTTGAAGAGACCCCTCCTGTTTATAGTAATGGTTAGTATACTCGTCTGTTAATCTCATGGTCGCTGAACCAAGAGTCGCATCCGTTGCAATGATAGTTGTTGAAGTAGTCGTGCTCAAGATCTTGATAGCAGTACCTGCACACAGGCTTCTCACTCTCCACCGCAAACTCATTATTGAAATCCTCTACCATATCCTCAAAGTAGAATGTACGTTGGGCAGGTCGCTTCGTGATTGGCATATCATAGGACAGTCTGTTCTTGGGTACAGTCACAGGCTTAGGCTTCTCGTATCTCACGTGCATCTCTTTGCCCTTGTAGTCTACTGTATTGTTGAAGTATATCCAACACATCAACTCCTTACCACCTACCTTGATGGGTACTCTCTTTCTTTTGTACCAATTGGGATGACCCTCCAATACATCGAGCTGCCTCATCACGCTGTTGCTTACTTTGAACACATCCACCTCCACGTTGTGACCTTGTCCACTCTTCTCAATCAGATAGGGTAGACCATCAATGATTAGTGGGTACTTTTCTTTGGTATATCCCTTGCCGATATGCTTTGAGTCGGTCAGGTAATAGTTGTAGTTGCCATGTCCCTTGCGAAGTGTGCCATACACAGCTACCAAGTTATCCTCAATCACCTCGTCCTTACTGAACCATATGCCGTCGTGCTTAGTCCACAGTTCTTGATTGTATATCTGATAGGTTTTGTTGCGGACATTGATAGTCACGAACCGACAAGGATGACTTGACAGTTCAGCCTTCCACGTGTGTCTTGGTTTGTCTCCCAATTGACAGGCAAGTACTTTGCTGTCGCAGTCTTTGGCATTGCCGAGACCTTTGATTGTTCCGTTCATCATCAGGTACTCGTGCTTGCTTGACCCGCATTGGAATGGGTGTGTGTTGCTTCTGCCGATAGCACCGACGGTCGCGTATCTGAAGTGGGCAATGTAGGGTCTGTCTGTGAGTAGCTTCCTGTATTCGCTTGACTTGTGGTAGGTCACCTCAAAGGTGTCTAACCAAATGATGCCGAGTCCATGGGGATTCATCCGTCCTGATGTCTTGGCAATCTCAGGGGATAGGGTTCTGTTCTTCTGCTTGATAATGATTACACACATAGTTGATTTGATTTGCGGACAGTCTCTTCAAAGAGACAGAGTCCTGATTAAAGATTGATTACTTGGATACCTTGTACACACGTACTCCGTCCACGATTTGTACGTTGACTTTGAATACATCTCTTAGTGCATCAAGGTAAAAGAGGAAACGATTACGCTCGTCACCTTTCAGGTAGAGCATACGGTCAATGATGTCCTGCAATATCTCATTGCGTTCGGACTCGTTAAGTGGTAGATTGTTTTCCATAATTGTAGGTTATTTATACAAAGATAATACAAAAATTGCACACTGCCAAATTTATTTTTAGTCTGTTATGTCAACGAAGTCTAACAGCAGGTTGCGATATTCAAGAGGAAACTCATGCTCATCCTCAATCACAGAGTAGAAGTAACTCTCCTCCACGTACTGATAGAAAGCTACTCTCTGTTGACCGCTAAGCTTTGAGTATAGTTGCCTCGCCTCAATCAACTCGCCTACCTTTCTCTTGCCTAAGATGTCCTCGAACAGGGACTCCATGTCTTGGTATCCCAATTGCTCCAATAGTTTTGCGTCTTTCATAGTGTTTCATTTTTAATATCCCATCCACGACCATCCATTGGGTTGCCATAGATTAGGATGTCATCTGAATAATAGTGTTTGACCTGTCCTCCTTGAAGTCTAACGACCCACACGCTGTTGACATTGAGACCATAGTCAATGAACAGGATTGCATCGCCATTCCCATGAGGAGTCTTAACCGCGATTGGTGTTTTAAATTCGTGAATCATCTTCGTCTACTATTGTTACTGATATTTCATATGCGTTGCATTGCTCAAGTTCTACTGCATACTTGTCCGTATCCTTGTTAAACATTTCCAATGCCTCTTCCTGTGTGTTAGCTTCGTACTGAAGGTAGGTCTTGTAGACCCGAACCATTGCGATAGTATAGACTTTCATTGTGGGTTAATTTTATTACAATGTGGACAGATAGGTTTGCTTTTCTTGGTCTTGACTATGGTCTGAGTGAACAGCCTTCGACAGGCTGTGCACCTCAGCCATACAGCCTTAATGATAGCCTCTTTCATACATCAACATCTCTTGCTCATCAATGTAGGACATCACCGCCTGACGTTCTCTTTCCTGTTCGTAGATTCTCACGAAGTCAGAGTCAGGGTGATAGGCTTTCTTAGTCCTGAAGTCATAGTAGATTTTGTCGCCTCTCATAATCAACTTGCCTGAGTCTGCACAGGAGTTGACATACTTTGAATACATTACTTTCATAGCTATAGTTTTTTAGTGTTTCTGTTTCGTCCTTTTGGACTCATCAGGAGTGGCACTCACCACTCTACAGAAGGAGGGAGTCTCTTTGAGGAGACTCACCTCCATTGGAGTCACTACACTACCAATTATCTTCTATATCTGTCTCGTACATAGGGTCTGATTAGGTCTGTGATTGTTCCGTTCAGAATGTACTCCCTGAAGTCCTCAGCCATCTTGATACGCTCGTTCACCTTCTCTTCATTGCCGTCATACATTGACATCAGGATTGGTTTCACCTTCTTGAGGAGCATCTTATGTGAACCTCTTGGGGTGTTGAAAGCAAAGTTGGTAATCTCGTACATCAACTCGTATCTTCTCATCATCTGCTTTACAGATTGGAAACGTGAAGGGAGTCTGAACTCAAGACATTCCGTCTTCGGCTGTGCTACATTGTACTTGCTGTGTGTGGGATAGTTGTAGAAGTCAGCATCGTTTCTGTGCAACATCCGCGGATTGTGCTCACAGAAATGTGTATTCAGTCTCTTATGAAAGATAGCATACAGGATGCCACAGAAGGGTCGAATCACTCCCATAATCGTGTCACCGGTCATCCCACGAACCCCGATTGATATGTGCCCACCACAGCGATCATTGGACGGGCTGTATTGGTCTTCAATTATCCTGCTTGCTTTGAACATCATATCAAAGACTTTGTTCCTCCACATTCCCGCAGGTAGTAACGGCAGGATGTTAGTGACTGCCTCATAACCGCAGGAGGAGTCTCTCTCAAACCCACAGAACAGCTCATATTCCTTGACTGCACCCCTGCTAAGTCTGTTTTTCTCAACCTCCATACCGATAGTGAACTTTGAGACAAACTCAGCCCCAACAAGGTGAACATTCCTTCTGTCAGCCATCTTGAGTCCTGCGATGTCAACATTGAACATCGTCTTTTGCATCTCTCTTGGGTACGGCTTCCTGTGGTAATCGTTAACGATTGCTCTGTGCCTGTCACCTGTTTTTAGGTAGGTGATGCCTGTAGTTGCGTTTTGCATAGTGTAGTGTTTAGTTTTATACAAAATTTATACGAAAGGAGCAGGGGTAGGACTCGAACCTACCTGAAGACCGTCCCTGCTCATGGTCTCTTCAAAGAGACTATTCAATGTAGTCGTCCTCCTCTTCAGCATCCATAGCAAACTCCAATCTGTCCTCATAGTCTCCCATAGGGTCATCCTGTGGGGTCTCAACGTATCTTAACAGGGTCTTAATAGCAATTGTTAACTCCTCCCTGCTGTTTGTGGTCTTGACCTCACCGTTAGACATCACTCGACAGGATACGCTCACCCCATCAACTTTGTAGGCAAAAGTCATGATAGCTTTCTGTCTCTCCTCAACTTGGGTCTCCTCACCTTCTCCACCTTCACCATCACCTTCTCCACCTTCGGTGGCTGACGTACTTAGCCACTTGAGTAGACCCTCCAATGTCCTGTTGGGCTCTTTACCTTCACGCTCCATCTCGTCACACTTGGTCTTGAATGTCTCAATCTTTTCCGCTTCAGTCTCACCTGCTTTCACCACCTTGAACAGGTAACTCTTGTTCCACCCGTAAACTTTGGATGCGAAGTCCTTTGCCGTCCACTCAAGACCCTGCTCGGCTAACATTGCTTTTCCCTCACTTTTGAACCACTGATAACCCTTCGCAACAATGCCACTCAATGCAAGGGTCTGCTCGAATTTCTTTTTCTGTCCGTTCTGAAGGTGTCTTTGAAGAGACCGAACATTGGTAAGGTCTAACGCTTGTTTCACCTCTGATTTGCTAAGGAATGATTCCTCAATTGCAAGTAAGTTTGTCATAGTGTGTAGTGTTTGTTTTGTTAGTTAATTAATCAATTCGAGTGCAATATATGTACAATTCTGATAAAACAATCAACACACCCCAACTATTTTTTAAAAACACGTATTTATACTTAGAAACGCGTAGATTGTGAGGATTCGCTCCCCATCAGGCATCTGAAGGGTCAAGCTATGGGGGAGGGGTAGCCCTCTTCGTGCTTTAGTCTCTCTTTGGGAGAAAAACGGGTGCAAGGGACAAAAAACGGGTGCACAGACAGGGGATGCAGGACGCAGGACATACGGGTCGGTCTGATTCATTCACCTTGTCGGTCCGGTTCAGGGGGCTGTGGGGAAAACGCCAAAAACTTTGCAGGGGGAAAAGGAAATCGACCCCCCAACCCCTTTTTTAAAAAATGACTTTCGGTCCGGGAGCCGTGTCGCAAAATGTATATATAGCCTCAACAATACGCATATCTAAACTTCGTATATTTGTAAAAACAATACAACATGAAAATACTAGATGGAATGAATTCGATGAGATATAGCGGACTGACTGTTCGTAATGGTCGGTTGATTAATGAGCAGATTGGAGATGCTATGGCTCCGATTACAAAGGCTGCTATTGATCGTAAGGCTTTGAAGCGTGAGGCTAAGACCCAACGTATGGCTGAAGCGTTTTACAGAGGTGAGATGATGGCTGACGTGGAGAAGGAGATCAAAAAGATTCGGTGATTGTTTTCATAGTTTAGGTTTAGTGAGGGGGGCTTCTTTCTAGTTGCCCCCTTTTTATTCCCGATTTTCTTTTACTATGATAGATTATTTATTATTTATTCCTGATTTTATGTCGATTTGAAAGATCTAAATAATTGATTATTAATAGTAATGTCGAAAATGTCGATTTTAAAGAAGGTTTCTAGTGGGAAAAAAATATATATATAAAGGGAATATAGAGAGAGAGTAGGGAAGGAAGAAGTTTGACATTCCGACATGAGCTATTTGTTTGGTATATTTGAGGTGCTATGGCTAAACGAAGACGAAGAATAAGGGTGAAGTATTTAAAGAAGCTTAAGCTAGGCAATAAGAATGTGTGGGGTCTTGCTGATGAGAGCAAGCTCTTGATTGAGTTGGATGAGAAGCTGAAGGGGAAGAAGCATTTGGAGATCCTGACTCATGAGGTGATACACCTGTTACTTCCGAAGGCGAGTGAGGAAGAGGTGGAGAGGATGAGTATTGACCTCATCAATGTTTTGTGGAGGGAGGGTTATCGTAGGGTTGACGATCAAGAGTCAGATCCGTTGCAGGATGGATATTTTTAGTTTCACGTGAAACTTGTATCTTTGGGTCTTAAATTAAATCTACTATGGATTCAATGGGCTATTCACCGAAGGAGTTGCACTTCGATTCAAACGGGCGAGCCAAGCTTGTTACAGGCATCAAGAAGATTGCCAAGGCTGTGAAGAGTACGCTAGGTCCTAGCGGTAACACAGTTTTGATTGAGGCTCCTAATCACACACACGGCATTACGGTTACAAAGGATGGTGTCACAGTTGCGAAGGCTGTTGATCTAATTGACCCTGTCGAGAACTTGGCGGTGAAGATTATGAAGGAGGCATCTGAGCGTACCGCTACAAGCGCAGGCGACGGCACTACGACCGCGATCGTTCTGACTGAGGCGTTGGTACTGTCGGGTCTTGATCACATCAAAGAAGGGCACAATGTGACCGAGGTGTTGAGATCGTTGGTGGAGTTATCCGATACGGTGGTGGAGAAGTTGAAGGCCAAGAGTAGAGAGCTTAGCGATGACATGATGTTGGATGTGGCGACCATCTCTGCCAACAACGACCCTTCGATTGGAAGGATTATTGCTGAGGTATATCAGGACGTGGGCCGTCAAGGTATTGTGACGGTGGAGAAGTCTCAGAGCTTTGAGACCTATGCCGAGACCACTAAAGGGTTGAAGGTTGACAGGGGCTACCTCAGTCCGCTGTTCATCAACGATCAGGGAAGAGACGAGTGTGTGCTTGAGGATGTGATGGTGCTAGTGGCTGACATTGAGATTGCCAACATACTTCAGATTGAGAACGTACTGAAGCCAATCATCCAAGAGGGTAAGAAGCTTCTGATCATATCCCCTTGCCACAAGAACGTGGTGAATACTTTAGCTGCCAACGTGCTTAAGAACAACTTGAAGATATGCGCCATACAACCTCCTAGCTTTGGGTACCGTCAGCACGAGCTGATGCAGGACATTGCGGTGAGTGTTGGTGCTACTTACTTCAGCGAGAAGACGGGCGATGATCTAAGTATAATTACTTACGCTGATCTAGGTCATGCTGCTAAGGTGGTGGTGGGTAAGGACAAGACCATCATCTTGAAGAGTGACAAGAAAGTTGACGAGGCGAAGATTGAGGAGAGGGTGGCTCAGCTTTGGAAGGCGCATGGTGAGGCGGTGAAGAAGCAGGACAAGGACTTCATCCTTGAGCGTATTGCTTCTCTGACAGGAGGCATTGGTGTAATCTACGTAGGTGGAAACACTGATCTTGAGCAGAAGGAGTTGTACGACCGTGTTGACGATGCGGTGTGTGCGGTGCGCTCTGCGCTTGAGGAAGGTATACTTCCCGGTGCGGGTAAGGCTTTGCTTGATGAGAGTGCTGAGTTGTATTCAACTATCGATGAGGTGAAAAAAAGTGTTGAACATCAGGTGGCACTTCAGATTTTAGTTAGTGCGCTCATGGCTCCGTTCCAACAGATACTAATAAACGCAGGACTTAAACCAAGTGCTGTCTACAATGGCGAGGTTCCTGTGGGTCATGGGTATAACCTGAAGACAGGACAGATGGGTGACCTCATTGAGATGGGTGTCATTGATCCGCTGAAGGTGACACGCTCAGCTTTGCAAAACGCGGTGAGTGTGGCTACCACGATACTATCAACTAATGCTATCATCACAATGGCAAGAAGCTATGAGCAAGCAAACGCTACTGTCTAAGATCGTGGACTTCTATCCCGATGAGTTGTTCATCAAGCCTGAGGGTTTTGACGATGCGGTCATTGGGGTAGAAGCTGAGACTTTAGTGTTGGTATACTCGGTGAAGAAGTGCATACAGATACTTGTGGACAAAGGCTATGACTACATGGACGCGGTAGACTTTGTGGAGTACAGCCTGAAGGATGTTGACTTTGGGGACAGAACTCCCATATTCGTGGAGGACCACTTTGATATTGACGATGAATCTAATACATTATGAAACCAATAGGTAAGTACATTGTAATCACGGAGATCAAGGACGAGGAGGTGAAGACCAACTCAGGTCTGCTACTGTCGGCAGAGGATGCCAAAAGCTTTAGATACCAAAAGGCAAAGGTGGTCAAGCCCGGCACAGATGTGAACAACATCAACGAGGGAGACGTGATCTATTACGATAAGGGTCACGGGTTCTCTATGATGATTGGGAACGAGACCTATACTGTGATTCAGGAAAGGGATGTGGTGGTTGTAGTCTGAGGCTTCATCCTTTTTTCTTTGTTATTCTTTCGGACGTACTCGTTCATCTGAAGGATCATGTTCCGATATATCTTGTCGGTGCTCTTCACATTCTTGTAGAACAGGGGGTTGTTTCCTAAGTCAGTGGGTATCTCATCCCCATTCAATTTTTTGTATACGGACTGAATCATTCTAGTTGATTTGTAGGTAAGCTCGTACAGGGCTTTGCGTTTCCCCTTTCTAGGTCTGAACACACCTATCCATCCTTCTTGGCGCAGGCGATCGAACCTGTGCCTATCCCATGATATCAGCTTGTCGAACTCACGGAACTTGTCCTTACTGAAGTAGGACTCTGAGTATAGGAACAGCAGGAACTCAAGGTCTGCTTGAGATATCCCGTACTTAGCCTTTACGTAATAGCGAACGACTCTCCAATACTTGAGGTAGTCTGATTTCATTTGATTTAATTTATTACTTTTGTAATGAGCAAAAATAGTACAATGGCTGATCAAAAAGAAAAGAAGGTTGCTGAGCAGAAAGAAAAGAAGACAGCACTTACCTACGAGGATCTCAACTTCCGCAACACTGTCATCGACAGATTGTCTAAGAAGTGGGACGGTCCTGAAGGTACAAAGAAAACTTTGTCTACAATGAAAAGCCGTGTTGCTAATGCAGCGAGACTTAAAGGCGTTGCAGGATTAAAATCATTAGGTTCATCATCAACTCCAAAAATATGAAACCATCAAGTACACCTTGCACAGTGAAAGTGCAGGCAGCAGTAGGTAAACCAAAATCAAAAAAGTAAAAACAAAAAAAATGAAAAACGTAGTAGCAAAAGGATCAGGACTTCCTAAGGCATCTATTCTTAATCCTCCTGCATCTAAAGGATCTTCTCCTAAGATGTTGAAAATTGGAGGAAGCAAGATTGCTAAGTCTCTTGTTAAGGGAGCTAAGAAGTCTATGTCCAAGAAAATGGGTAAGAAGTAATGGCTAACAAAGCTTCGATGAAATGTAACCGACCTGTCGCTTCTGACCGACCCGGTAAGAAGAAGATGGTTAAAGCCTGTGCCGGAGGGGAGGAGAAACTCCTTCACTTCGGTGCTAAGGGCTATGGTCACAACTATTCCGCAGCAGCACGTAAGTCATTCAAGGCTCGACACAAATGTGAGACAGCCACTGATAAGTTAACTCCAAGATATTGGGCCTGTAAGAATCTATGGGCAGGGCCCGGTGGTTCTACCAAAGCTAGTCCTAAAAGTAAGAGGGGTAAGTATTAATGAAAGACGCTTGCTATAAAAAAGTCAAGGCGCAGTATGATGTGTTCCCCTCAGCGAGAGCGTCTCAAGCAATTGCCAAGTGCAGGAAGGAGTCAGGCTCAGTTCGCAAGACCGAGAAAGGTAGTTCATTAAAAAGATGGGAGAAGGAGAAGTGGGTCGACACCCGTACAGGTAAAGCCTGTGGTGCGGGAGGAAAGAACGAGTACTGTCGTCCAACTAAGAGAGTCTCTTCAAAGACACCAAAGACTAAGTCTGAGATAAGTGCCTCTACCCTTGCTGCTAAGAAGGCTGAGAAGTCTAGAGTAGGAATGGGTAAAAGAGTATCTAAAATATAGGTCATAATAATCAATAACTTTGCAACTATGAGCAAGTTTACTAAACTAAGCGAGAAGATTCAAAAGAAGCAAGGCATCTCTGAGAAGAGAGCAAATGCCATCACTGCTGCTATTGGTCGTAAGAAATACGGGAAGACACAGTTTCAAAAAATGGCTAATGCCGGAAAAAAGAAATCAAAATGAAATTAACCGAAAAAAGTAAAGGCTTGGGTGACACGATCGAGAAGATCACCACAGCTACAGGAATTAAAAAAGTTGTAACAGCAGTTGCTAGTTCTGTGGGAAAAGACTGTGGCTGCGGTAAAAGAAAAGATACATTAAACAGAATGTTCCCATACACAGAAAAAAAATAATAAATGGCAACTCAAAAAATACAAGTATCTAGAGCATTGGAGGTAATCCCTTCAAACTATGCGCAGATTCCTTTCCCTGCTGTTACCACTTCAGGCGTTAATGATAGTGTTGTAGCTAATCAGTTGGTTGATTCTGCTGCTACATTCATTACTGATAACGTAATGACAGGAGACATTGTTTATAATACAGTTGATAAGACGGCTGCCACTGTTGTGAAAGTATTAAGTGAGACTGTGATTGAGCTTAATGACGACATCTTCTTATTGACAGGTAAGTCTTATACTATATACGCAGGTAATGGTAACAGTGGGTGTGTGTTATACGTTGGGACTGCAGGAGCATTAGATGTGGTTACTGCAGGTGGAGACACTGTTCAATTTGCAGCGGTGCTTGCGGGTCAGTTCTTACCCGTTCAGGTAGTACAGGTTTTGGATTCAAGTAGTGCAACAAACATTGTAGCTCTTTGGTAATATGTTAAATCAGGGACTAGTAATAAAGATAGGCATTGACATTGTCGGTGATTTGGAGGATGCTGTTGCGCCTCCACCACCCGTCCCTAACTTCATTATATCTGAGGATATGGTGTTAGAGTATTTAGTATCCGAGAATGGATTTGATAGAATGATAACAGAGTATTAAAAGATAATAAATGGCAAACGTAAAATTTTCACAGTTCCTCGCAGATACAACCCCTGATGCTACCACCTACTTGGTTGGTTATGATACATTGTCTAGTTTGAATGTAAAGGTGTTGGTGAGTGATCTTCCTTATCAAGACCCATTAACGCTTACTACTACAGGAAGCAGCGGAGCTGCAACTCTTGTTGGAGCCACGTTGAACATCCCTGAGTATACTCTTAGCGGATTGGGGGGTGTTCCTTTAACAAGAACAATTACTATTAATGGAACTGCTCAAGACTTGTCTGCCGATAGGACTTGGAATGTTGGTACTGTAACAAGTGTTGCTTCTTTGACATTAGGAACATCGGGTACTGATTTAAGTTCCTCTGTCGCTAACGGGTCAACTACTCCTGTTATTACATTAAATGTTCCTACGGCAAGTGCTACTAATCGAGGAGCTTTAAGTGCTGCTGATTGGAGTACATTTAATAATAAACAGAACGCAATTACTTTAACTACTACAGGGACAAGTGGTGCGTCTACTTTAATTGGGAGTACTCTTAATATTCCTCAGTACCAAGCTGCATTAACTAATCCTGTTACAGGGACAGGTACTACAAATTACTTATCAAGATGGTCAGGTTTATCTAGTCTAGACACATCATTGGTTTATGATAATGGTTCTAATTTAGTTAAGACTGTTTATAGCAGTGTTGATAAAGGATTAAAGCTTTCTTTTGATGATAATGCGTATGTAATAGGGGAAAGCAGCTCGCCCGGTGATGGTTGGTTCAAGGGAATTGGAGTCATGGGGACACCGGGATTTACGGATGTAAGGATTGGCGACTCTGATTATGATAACCCTAATAATTTAACATATTTAGAAATTTCAGATGCAGCACAAGCAATTATAACATATAATTCAGGAGTAACACAAGGATTAAAACTTGATTTTGCCAATAATGAATTTTGGCTAGGTGATAGCGTAAACGGATGGGGATTGTTGGAAAATAGAAACAATGGTAATATAGAGATTGGTGATTTTAGCGGAAGTTTTGGAAGTGAAATTAAATTACACATTGGAAGTGGATCTAGTGACGATGTAATTAATACAAGTTATGGCAGTGATATTAAAGGGTTCAAGCTTGATTTTGTAAATAATAATGGTACATACTCATTTGGTGATGTTGCAAATAACGGAGGATTTTTATTTACAGCGCAAAGTTTAACTAAAATAGGTAATTACGATGGTAGCGGTAATGCTGGAACATCGTTATATATAGATGATGGTAATGAAAAAATTTACACACAACACGCAGGTATTGATAAAGGATTAAAACTTGATTTTGCAAATAGTCAATACAAGTTAGGAGATCCAATAAATGATTTTGGATATGTTGTATATGATGGAGTAAATAAACAAGTTTATTTAGGTGATTATAATTATTCTTATAATGGATCATCACTAGGTATTGACGATACTTCTCAAGTATTACTAACTAAGAATAACGGTACTGACAAGGGATTAAAACTTGATTTTGCAAATAATACTTACAAATTAGGTGATTATGACTTTGGCGCTAATCACGGAACAAGTTTAATAGTAGATGATACAACTAATGCTGCTAAAATATTTACAAGATGGAATAGCAACGATCAAGGATTATATTTAGATTTTGGAAACTCATTTTATAATTTAAGTATAGACTCTTTCGGCATTAGTTGTTATACAAGTTCGCGATATATTGCAATTGGTGATTACAATGATACTTATAATGCTTGTTATTTGTTTATTGATGATAGTTCTAAAGATATAAGGACTATAATGGGAGGTAATAATATAGGATTAAAACTTGATTTTTTAAATCAATTCTATGCATTAGGTGATTATAATTCAACAATTAATGGAACATTTTTGAAAGTTGATGACGGGAATCAACTTATTTCGTTTCATACTAGCGGAAATTCGGGAAGTTTTACAGTAGCAACAGGAACATTTAATTATAATTTGCCGGCAAATAATGGGACAATAGCATTAGAAGCAAATTCAGCTTCGGCAACTACTCTTGGTGTTACTATTGTTGGTCTGCCCACTCCTCCATATAATATCTTTGCAAGATATCCTTCAATAAATGTACAACTACTTGATGGCACGGTATGTAATTTTGGTGATGTTTATGGGGAATTGTTTGGTATAACATTGCCGACAACTTGTACAACACTAAATTTAGGGAATATAACAGGGCTTCTAGGTCTTCCATCGTATAATGTGGTAAACTTTATTGCGAATAGTTTATTGTACATAAGGGCAGGTATTACTATAAGTAGTAGTACTATACAAACATTTACCGTTCCTAATTTAAAGGGTCTTATTGGAGGTGCTTTAAGTGTAACCTCTACGTCTTTAACTACTTTAAATTTCCCTAAATTAGAAATAATCTTGGGTAATATTAATCTGAGTATATGGAATAATGTTAATGTTTTTAATTTCCCTGAATTGAAGACATTGGGCGGACAAATTAGTATATCGGGAACAAATACAAATATCTTAACGTATAGTTTCCCTAAATTAAAAGATATTTTTATTAGTAATAACAATATAGCAATATCTATAAACCAACCAAATGTTCAAACATTAGATTTTAGTGCATTAGAAAACATTTATTGTACTCTAGCTCAAAATCAAAACATTATACAACTTATTGCAAGTAGTTTAACAACTATTAATTTATCAAAAATTACAAATATAGTTCAAGTTAATCCGGGTAGTGTTAATATAATTCAATTGACAACAACACCAAATTTAACTACTTTTGATATTGGAACTTCATTATTAAGAGCTGAAACAATAAGTACAGCCGGAGTTGGTTTAAATGCCGGAAACTTTAACTTGAGTTCTTGTGCATTGAATCAAGCGAGCGTTGACAATATTTTAGTACAACTAGCAAAACTAGATGGAACAAACGGTACTACTTTGCTTAGTAACAGGGTAATCACTATTACAGGAACATCATCTGCTCCTAGCGCAACAGGTAATACTGCAAAAGCAACATTGGTTGCAAGAGGATGTATAGTAACAACAAACTAAAAATAATGAAAGAGATTAGTTATTCAGACAAAGACGTATGGGTTTTATGCCACAATAACGAAAGTATATTTGCTATCGTAAATTTGATAAGTGGGCAGAAGTTATCTAGTGGTCAACCGTTTATGGAGGAATTCGAGACTGAGGAGCAAGCCAAAAGTAGAGTGATAGAATTAACGGGAGATATCGATTATTTCAATAAGAATGATGTACAGGATCAAGATGAAAAATAATGGGTAATTCAATAGTTATTACCGAATAAATTTTAGTAATCAAACAATTAAAATCCGATAATCATGAATCTAAATTTAAATGAGATTGTACAGTTAAGCTACGAACTTAATGGGATAAAGAAAGATGACAAGGTTGTTCTTAATGGATTACTTGCTCAGAAAATCTCTTTGAAAACAAAAGTTTATCTGCAGCGTTTAAACAAAGTAGTTGCCGAGGAATTGAAAGTATTTGAAGATACTCGTAAAGAGTTATTATTAAAATATGGAATACAAGAAGGTGAATCTGTGTCTATCCCTACAGAAAATATAGAATCTTTTAAAGTTGAATTTGATCAACTTTTAAGAGTAAACAAAAACATTGATGTAGATTCTCTTTGGTCTGACGATCTATCATTAAAAGACTTTGAGGCAATTGAGACTGATGAGTTCTACCCTGTATTTTTTAAATTTATAGATAAATGACAACTAGTCTAGTTGTGTTCTTGGCGGGTCAGGCAGTAACCATCCTCATAGGACTCATCAGTATATATGTGAAAGTATCACTAAAGTTAAAAGAGTTAGAAATAAGGGTGTCCGTAGTAGAAAAGAAAGATGATGATATCAGTAAGAAGCTTGATATGATCACTACTCAGTTACACAATTTATCTATTCAGTTGCAAAACAAACAAGACAGAGAATGAAGTTCGGTTGGTCGCATTACTTCAAGCCGACCCCTAAGAGGGTTAGGGTACTAGGAGATAGTTTAGCTGCTGCCGGAACCTTTGGGGCTAGCGTGTCAATACTTAACGGTCATCCTATTGTGGGGACTGTTGTGATGGTAGTGGCTATCGTAGGCAAGTTTATTTCAAACTTTTTTGCTGAAGAGGAGTAATGAATCTAGTACAGGTAAAGTTTTCCGAAAGACAGTACCTGAAGGAGGAGTATCCTAAGAAGCAGATATATCTGCATCATACGGCAGGTGGCCCTGACGGGGTGCAGGTTTTTCGTTTTTGGGAAAGTAGTCCTGATAGGATAGCTACTTGCGTGGTAATCGAGCCTAGTGGTAGAATTCTGCAGGGCTTCAGCTCTAAATATTGGGCTTACCATCTAGGAGTGAAGGGTGCTGCTATACCGCTAGATAAGATTTCAATAGGGATTGAACTTTGTAATTGGGGTCAATTGACCCTAAAGGATAGTAAGTTCTATAGCTATACCAACAGGGAGATCCCTGAGTCGCAAGTGCAAGAGCTTGATGTTCCCTTCAAAGGTCACAAGTACTTTCATAATTATACTGATGCTCAGATAGAAGCCACTAAGGATTTACTCTTACTTTGGAATAATAAGTACGGGATACCCTTAGATTATAATGAGGACATTTGGGGTTTGACTCAGAGGGCTCTTAATGGTGGCGTGGGGGTCTTTACTCACAACTCGGTAAGAGCTGACAAGGTGGATGTCTATCCTCATCCTAAACTAGTACAAATGTTAAAGACTTTATGAATAAGATAGTTTCATATATCGTGGCTGCCCTTGTCGTGGCAGTTCTTGCTTTAATCCTGATGAGGGGTTGTGGGCCGGAGCCTGAGGTGGATGTCAGGTACATCAAGGGAGACTCAATCCCCTACAAGGTATACGAGAACAAACCTGTCCCCTATAAGGTGGTTTACAGGGACACGGTGACAGCCTATGACACTACTATCTTGGATGGGGATACAGTGTACGTACAGGTCCCTGTTGATACGGCCTTAATCTTAAGAGATTACTTTGCTACTGTCATGTATGCTGATACGGTTAAAAATGACTCTAGCGCACTGATCGTGATCAATGAGACGCTGACTAAGAATAGGATAGCTAGCAGGCAGGTATGGTTTCAAAACCGTAGAGCCACTAAAATACTAGAGTACAGGAAGCGTGCTATCGTGGTAGGTGGTTCTTTAACTACTGCGGGGGCTGATGTTTCAATAGGGGCTAGGATAGACCGCAATGTCTTTAGTGCTGTGTATGGCAAAGGGCAGGTTGGTGTTAGGTATCAAAGAGAATTTAGGTGGAAAAAATAGTATATCTTTGTTAAAACTATAATCAAATGAGTACAACAAAACAATTAACCGCTGAAGAATTAAAACAGTTACAGGACTTGCAGAACGATTTCACTAAGTCGAAGATGGCACTTGGAGACTTAGAGTTAGAGAAGCAAGGATTACTGAAACACATTGAATCGTTGAAGATTGTGTTTGCTGAAAACGAAAAGGTATTGATTGAGAAGTACGGAGCAAATGCGGTAATCAACATTAAAACAGGAGAAGTGACAGAAAAAGAAATATAAATATGACACCGGGAAATTTCATTGGAACTCTGTTCCAATCTCGCGATGCTATGCACATCGCCCACTTGCAGACTACTTCATATGCAGAGCATAAAGCTCTTGGAGCTTATTATGATGGCATCTTAGATCTAACTGATAAGTTTTCTGAAGTTTACTTTGGGAGAATGAAGAGAGTTGAGATTGTTATTCCTGAGTCTAAGAACACTTCCGCTGTTGAACATTTAAAAGGTTTGCAGTCTACAATTGACAGCGAGCGTAATAACTATCCTTCCGAGCTTCAGAATATTATGGATGAGATGCTTGCTCTTGTAGACAAGACTTTATACTTATTAACCCTCGTATAATAGAATGGCAAAGATTAGCGAATATTCGGTAGATGGGAATCCTAGTCTTGGAGATAAGCTCATAGGGACCGATGTGAATGATAGTAGCATAACAAAGAACTATACTATATCTTCAATTCTGTCAATGCCATTTCCTAATGTTCCTGAATATGCAGATAATGCAGAGGCTCTGCTGAATGGATTAGTAGTAGGAAATATTTATCGTATAACAGGAAGTGATATCTTAGGAATAGTACATTAGGATATGGCAAAGATTAGTACATATGGAGTAGATAGCACTCCCTCGCTAGGAGATAAGGTTATAGGAACCGATGTTGCGGATAACAATGCGACTAAGAATTATCTTCTTAGTGACATATATAACCTATTTGTTTCTCAAGGAGGAGGTGGAGGATATGTGCCTTATTCAGGAGCTACAAATGATGTAGATTTAGGGGCTCATACTATTACTGCAGATTCATTCATTGTTAATGGAGGTACATCTTCAGGATTTTTGAAAGCTGATGGTAGTGTTGATACTACAGCTTATGTTACCATATCCACTAATCAGACCATCACAGGTATTAAGACATTTAACAACGATACAATCTTTAATGATTATGTCGAGGTTAACAAGTTTCGTGATTACGGGGTAAAGATTAATTACTCTACTGATGTCTCTACTTCTGCGGGTAATCCTACTCAAGCCGGACTGTATGTTATTAACTCAGGTCTTAATGGATATGCTTTAGCGGTTGATGAGGTTAGCACAAATGTGTCGGGTGGTCAGTACCCTGTTACTATTCGTTCGCTTGCCTCTAGTGGTACTCCTGCTATTGGTATGGCTACAGGTATTCACTTTGCTGTGCAAGATGATTCAGGAGCTCCCGCAATTGGGCAGATGGCATTCAGGACTACTGACGCTGTTGCTGCTTCTTATACGATGAGATGGGAGATGAGGATGAAAAACCTCGGTACTTATCAGACTAACTTCATGTTACTTGGAGATGGAAGTCTAGCTCTTGGATATAATGGTACTGCCCCTTCTCATAAGCTTGATGTAAATGGTGATGCAAGAATTGCTACTATTACGCAAGCTGCTGCTGAGGTTGACAAGATATTAGTATCCGATTCAGGTGTTATTAAGTATAGGACTGCGACTCAGATTCTAAACGAGAGTGTTCACTATGGTAGCTTTTATGATACTACTGATCAGATAGGAGGTTCTGCAAAAGCAATGACGCTGAATTCTACTGATGCCTTAGCTACTAACGGAGTCTCTATTGCTAATAACTCACAGATTACTTTCCCTAAGGAAGGAGTTTATAATGTAGCATTTAGTGCTCAGTTTAATAAGACAGGAGGATCTGCTTATGATATATATATATGGCTTAAGATAGGAAACACTAATGTGCCTGATTCTGCCACGTGGTTACAAATGGCTAACAATAATGACTATCTTGTTGCTGCTTGGAACTTCTTAATTCCTATTCAGACGGCAGGTGATTATTGTGAAATCTTTTGGTATACGGCTTCTTCTAATGTTCAGATAGCTCATATTGATACAGGTCTTCCTTCAGGAGTTCCTAATGTACCTAGTGTGATAGTAACTGTAAATCAAGTTGGATAATGGACATCCGTAAAGTATCTATAGGACCTGACTACAAAGGTGGTGCAATGCACTACATAGTAGGACAGTCTGTTGTCAATGAAGACAACAAGATACACCTCATCAAGTATGATGAGGAGAGGATGTCTATTAAAATTTACATAATAAACGAAAAGCAAGAGGTGATGCTTTGGAAAGAGTTCAGCACTTCTATGCCTATCGCAATCGAATATAATATAGTGTATTAATGAAATCTCCGTTCTACTTCATCGCGAAGCCGTTGAAGGGGAAGAGATACGACAACACGAGAGAGATTGGAGGAATAGAACTTATTGTGAGTACTTCGGAAGAGGATCACACGTTCTCGAATAGATACGCTGAAGTCGTAGAACTACCCTTAGGCTACTCAGGTCCAATTGAAATTGGCGACACTCTGCTCGTCCATCACAACGTATTCAAGTTTTACAATGACATTAAGGGACGGCAGAAAAGCGGTAAGAGTTTTTTCAGAGAAGATTTGTTTTTCATAGAGCCTGATCAGTTCTTTCTTTACAAGAAGAGGGGGAGTTGGTTTGCGTATGATAGGTATTGTTTCGTCAAGCCTGTTCCTGTAACCGACTCATATATTAAGAAACCTTTCTCTGAAGAACCCCTGATGGGTATAATGAAATACCCTAATGATTATCTACTGTCGAAGGGCGTTAGTAGTGGCGACTTAGTTTGCTTTGCACCTGATAGTGAGTATGAGTTTACGGTTGATGGTGAGAAGCTATACAGAATGTTTGATCACCAAATAACAATTAAATATGAATCTATTCCTAGTTGACGACGTACTAAAAGAACCAAGAGCTTACGTGAAGGACATCTTCAAGTATGGCTTTCAGGATGTAAGTGATGGGGTAAATACTTTTAAGGGGATACAGCCAAGAGATCACAAAGATGAGTTCGCTCAGTTTGCGACCGCTTACTTCCCCGGCTATGAGGTTGCTTGGAACTTTGTAAGGCAATCCCCTTATGGACAGTTAGAACCGAACTATATTCATAACGATAAGAATATGGGGGACATCACCTGTATCCTTTACCTTAATGAGTATACTCCTAATGCTGATGGAACTACAATGTATGACAGTGATGAGGTTGTAGCCTGTGTGATAAGTTCTAAGTTTAATAGGATGATTGCGTTTGATGCAGATGTTCCTCACTCTAGAAATATATTAGAAAACTTTGGGGAAGGCGAAGGAGCTAGATTGATTCAGGTTGTATTCTTAAAGGAGAAGAAATGCGGGATATAAAAGAGATTAAGCAAAAGATTATTGATTCGGGATATAGGGCTGTTGAGCATCTTATCAAGGTGGCTAATGAAGAGATTATCAAGCATGATCCTGAAGATGAATTGAGTGCAGACAGATTGAAGAATGCTGCTGCCACAAAGAAGCTAGCTATTTTTGATGCGTTTGATATCCTAAGTCGGATAGAGGAAGAGAGAGAAAATATTGAAATGTCAGAAAAAGGTGTCCAAAGAACAGAAACAAAACAGGGATTTGCAGAAAGAAGAAGTCGTAAATAGTCTTTACTATGTTGCCGATGGATACGTTTCTCCAAATGTGATAAGTAAGAAGAACGCTTCTAGGGCTTGGCAGTATGGGTATAATGAGCAGTATGACCTAGTCATCATATCTAAGACCGGGCAGATTGGAGACATTGTAAACATATCAGGTCTATTTATTGCATTACCCCTACAGCCTGAGGAGTCTCTTCAAAGAGACTCTAAGCCTGCTAATCAGTATTGGGAAAGGCAGGAGCTACCTAAGGAGTTGGCTAAGATACAGTCAATCTTCCAATGGAATGATATGCCTGTAGAGTTTAAGGACAAGTGGGTTGATTACATAGAGTGTCAGTTTGATTATAGAGAACAGGGCTTTTGGTTTATGAACAATGGAAAGCCTACGTATCTAACAGGGGCTCATTGGATGTATCTTCAGTGGGCTAGTATAGACATCGGATACCCTGACTTCCGAGAAGCTAATAGAATCTTCTTTATATTTTGGGAGGCGTGTAAGGCTGACCCTCGTTGCTTCGGGATGATCTACCTGAAGATTCGTCGTTCGGGTTTCTCTTTTATGTCGGCATCGGAGTGTGTCAACATAGGTACGTTAGCTCGTGATTCTAGGGTGGGAATACTGTCTAAGACGGGTGCGGACGCTAAGAAGATGTTTACCGACAAGGTAGTCCCAATTAACAATAGGTTGCCGTTCTTCTTCAAGCCTGTGATGGATGGTATGGACAAGCCAAAGACGGAGTTGGCATACAGGGTTCCTGCCTCTAAGATCACAAAGAAGAATATGTACACTCAGTCTGACGATGATGTGGACGGTCTTGATACCACAATCGATTGGAAGAATACAGAAGAGAACTCATACGATGGGGAGAAGCTACTACTGCTCGCTCATGATGAGAGTGCTAAGTGGACTAAGCCAAACAATATCTTAAACAATTGGCGTGTCACTAAGACCTGTCTTCGCTTGGGTAGTAAGATTATCGGAAAGTGTCTAATGGGATCTACCTCAAATGCTTTGAGCAAAGGAGGTGACAACTACAAGAAACTATACGAAGACTCAAACCTTTCTGATAGGAATGCCAACGGGCAGACTAAGAGTGGAATGTACTCCTTGTTTATTCCGATGGAGTGGAACATGGAAGGCTTTATTGATGTTTACGGGATGCCCGTGTTCAGGAAACGTGAGCAGCCTGTGAAGGGAGTTGATGGGAATTGGATTACCAACGGAGCCATCGACTATTGGGAAGCTGAGGTGGATTCATTAAAGAATGACCCCGATGCCCTCAACGAATTCTATCGTCAGTTTCCTCGCACCGAGAGCCATGCCTTCAGGGATGAGAGTAAGCAGGCTCTGTTTAACCTGACCAAGATATATCAGCAGATTGACTATAACGATATTATGGTTAAGGAGCACTACCTGACTAGAGGTTCGTTCCATTGGAAGGATGGGATCAAGGACTCTAAAGTAGTGTGGGCTCCTGACGAGAGGGGTAGGTTCCTGATCAGTTGGGTTCCTGCCAATAACTTACAGAACAATGTGCAGATAAGAAGCGGTCTTAAGTATCCCGGTAACGAGCACATAGGGTCCTTCGGTTGTGACTCCTACGATATCTCGGCTGTGGTTGGGGGTAGAGGTTCTAATGGTTCTCTGCACGGGATGACCAAGTTCCATATGTTAGACGCTCCTATCAACGAGTTCTTCCTAGAATACATAGCCCGTCCTCAGACTGCTGAGGTATTCTTTGAGGAGGTGCTAATGGCTTGCGTATTCTATGGGATGCCGATCCTGATAGAGAACAATAAGCCTAGGCTACTGTATCACTTTAAGAACAGGGGCTATCGTCACTTCTGTATGAACAGACCTGACAGGCATTTCAGCAAGTTGTCAAAAACAGAGAGGGAACTCGGAGGAATTCCGAATTCAAGTGAGGATGTAAAGCAGGCTCACGCCTCTGCCATCGAGTCCTATATCGAGAAGCACGTGGGGTTAGATATAACGGGTACATACAGGGAGCCTGATCAGATGGGGTCTATGCCATTTAATAGAACGCTTGAGGATTGGGCTAAGTTTGATATTAGCGATCGTACTAAGTTCGATGCCTCGATTAGTTCAGGATTGGCAATCATGGCTAACCAAAGACACTTATATTTACCTGAGAAAAAAGAAACAAAAATTAGCGTTAATTTTGCTAGGTATACCAACAATGGTCATACAAGTCAACTTATTAGATGAAAGACGTAATTATAAACATAGCATCTACAGGGTTCCCTAGTCAGTTTGTTCCCGATGCTGAGAAGGACACGTATGAGTTTGGTCTTTTAGTAGGTCAAGCTATTCAGTACGAATGGTTCCGTAAAGATGGAAATCAATGTAGATACTATAGTCAATGGCGTGATTTTCATCGTTTACGTTTATACGCTCGTGGTGAGCAGTCCGTTCAAAAATATAAGAACGAGCTTGCTATTGATGGCGACCTGTCATACTTGAACCTTGATTGGACTCCTGTTCCTATCATCCCTAAGTTTGTTGACATCGTTGTTAACGGTATGTCTGACAGACTGTTTAAGGTTAAGGCTTATGCTCAGGATGCAATGTCTCAGTCTAAGCGTAACAAGTATCAGGATATGATTGAGGGGCAGATGGCTGCCAAAGATATCTTAACCAAGATACAGGAGAACACAGGCGTTGATCCATTCGTGATGGACCCTGAGGAACTCCCTGAAACTGATGAGGAACTTAGTCTTTATATGCAGCTTAACTATAAGCCTGCTATTGAGATTGCCGAAGAGGAGGCAATCAATACCATCATGGATGAGAACAAGTATTGGGATTTACGCAAGCGCATAGACTATGACCTTACCGTATTAGGTATTGGTTGTGCTAAGCATGAGTTTCTTCCCGGTGCAGGTGTTGAGATTTCATATGTAGACCCCGCCAACATTGTATACAGTTACACTGAAGATCCATTCTTTAAAGATTGTTTCTATTGGGGTGAGATTAAGACTTTGCCTATTACTGAATTAATGAAGATTGATCCAACGCTGACAAGAGAAGACTTGGAAGAGATATCTATGTACAGTCAGAGTTGGTATAACTATTTCAATATTGCTCAGTTCTACGAGAACTCTATTTTCTATAGAGATACAGCTACTTTGTTGTACTTCAACTACAAGTCAACTAAGAAGATTGTATACAAGAAGAAAGTATTAGAGGGTGGTGGCAGTAGAATGATTGAAAAGGATGATCGTTTTAATCCTCCTGTAGAGATGATGGAGGAGGGTAACTTTGAAAAGGTAGAGAAGACCATTGATGTTTGGTATAACGGAGTGCTCGTTATGGGTACTAACATCCTGCTTAAGTGGGAGATTGCTGAGAATATGGTAAGACCTAAGTCTGCTACTCAGCACGCGATTCCAAACTACGTGGCTTGTGCACCTCGTATGTATAAGGGAGTGATCGAGTCGTTGGTTAGAAGGATGGTTCCTTTCGCTGACCTTATTCAGATTACTCACCTGAAACTCCAACAAGTTATTGCGCGTACCGTTCCTGATGGTGTGTTTATTGATGCCGATGGCTTGAATGAAGTTGATTTAGGAACAGGTAACGCTTACAATCCTGAGGATGCGCTGAGACTCTACTTCCAAACGGGTAGTGTTATCGGTCGTAGCTATACGCAGGATGGCGACTTTAATAATGCTAGGGTTCCTATTCAGCAGCTTACCTCTAACTCAGGGGCTAGTAAGACACAGATGCTGATTGGTAACTACAACCACTATCTGAATATGATCAGGTCTGTGACGGGTCTTAATGAAGCCCGTGACGGTTCTATGCCTGACCCCAACTCTTTGGTTGGTTTACAGAAGTTGGCTGCGCTTAACTCTAACACAGCTACTAGACATATCCTTGAGGGTGGTCTGTATATCTATAGGTCTATGGCTGAGGCTTTGACCTACCGTGTAGCTGACATCTTAGAGTATGCTGACTTCAAGGATGACTTCGCAAATAAGATTGGCAAGTATAACGTATCTATCCTTAACGAGATTAAGGACTTGTACGTATACGACTTTGGTATCTTCATCGAGGTATCTCCTGACGAAGAGCAGAAGGCACAGCTTGAGGCTAACATTCAGATGGCTTTGTCTAAGGGTGATATCAACTTGGAGGATGCTATCGACATCAGGGAGATTAAGAACCTGAAGCTAGCTAATCAGCTACTGAAGCTGAAGAGACAGAAGAAGCAAGAGCGCGAGGAGAAGATGGCTATGCAGAAGCAAGCAATCACAGCTCAACAGGCTTTACAGTCTCAGCAGATGGCAGCCCAAACGGCTATGCAGAAGATACAGGCCGAGGCGCAGTCTAAGATGCAGATCAAGCAGGCAGAGATTGCCTTTGAGATTGAGAAGATGAAAGCTGAAGCTGAGCTGAAGAAGATGCTAATGGAGACTGAGTTCGCGTATAATATGCAGCTATCTTCCATGAAAGAGGGAGCTATGAAGCAGAGAGAGGACCTGAAAGAAACAGCTAAGTCTAAAAGGATAAGCCAACAGAATACCGAGCAGTCGAAGCTAATCAATCAAAGAAAGAACAATCTGCCTCCAATGGACTTTGAGTCCAACGAGGATAGCTTGGACGGGTTCGACTTCGCTGAATTTGAGCCTCGATAAAATGTCGGAAATTTTATATAGTTTTGTACCAATAAATTTAATCAAATGGAAATCAAAGTAAGAGCAGTTGAAACGGGAGAACCTAAAGGTGTACAGGAAGTTGAAAAAGAACTTCTTGAGAAACACGAACAGTCATTAAAAGATGCTGACGAAGCAGCAGCTGCTGCAGCAGCTCAGCAATCTCAAGATGATGATGGTCAAGACGGTGGTCAGATGGGTGGTCAGGACGGTGGTCAAGACGATGGTGGTTCCGATGAGATTGATCTAGACGAGAAAAAAGTTCTTTCATATATTGAAAAGCGATACAATAAGCAAATCAATTCCTTTGAGGAGTTGGTTGCAGAACGCAAGGGAGGTGAAGATGTCCCTGCCGATGTAGCTGCTTATTTAAAATACCGCAAGGAGACAGGCCGTGGCTTTGAAGACTTCTTGAAGTTGAACAAAGATTACGAGTCTATGGACCCTGATCAGATTCTCAGGAACTATCTTACTGCTACTCAGCAGGGATTAGACGATGAGGATATTGATATCTTGATGGATGACTACAAGTATGATGAAGACATCGACGATGAGTCTCGCGTTAAGAAGGTAAAGATCGCTAAGAAAAAAGCTGTTGCTGAAGCTAGAAAGTTCTTCAACGAGCAGAAGGAAAAATATAAAGTGCCCCTTGAGTCAAGTACGGCATCTATTCCTGACGCAGAGAAACAAGAATTTGAAGCTTATAAGCAATATGTAAAACAGGCAAAGACTCAACAAGAGGAAGCCGAGCGTAAGAGCAAGTGGTTTCAACAGAAAACTGACGAGGTCTTTAGTAATGAGTTCAAAGGTTTTGAGTTCAAGCTAAATGATAAGACGTTCAAGTTTGCACCCGGTGATGCCACTGAGCTGAAGAAGTCGCAGTTAAGTCCTATGAGTTTCATTGGTAAATTCTTGGACGAGAACGGGCTTATGAAGGATGCTGCAGGATACCACAGGTCTTTGTCTATCGCGATGAACCCCGAACGATTTGCCAAGTTCTTTTATGAGCAAGGTATGTCGGATGCCACAGAGAGCAGTATGCGTAAGATTAAGAACATTAACATGTCTGATCGCAAAACTCCTGAGGTTATCAATAAGGGAGGAGTCCAAGTAAAAGCCGTCGATGCGGGTAACGGCAGAAATTTAAAAATCCGCAGTATTAAAAAAGCATAAAAAACTAAAAGAAAATGGCTGTTTTACCAACCCCGGGATATCAGCTGCAGCCAAGTGCTGAGCAGGTCCCATTATCTACAAACTATATTACCAACTTCGACTTCTTGAATCAGTATCTTCCTGATACTTACGAGAAGGAATTCGAGCGTTATGGTAATCGTACTGTTGCATCTTTCCTCCGCATGGTAGGAGCTGAGATGCCTTCTAACTCTGACCTTATCAAGTGGGCTGAGCAAGGACGTTTGCACACCAAGTACACTGATTGTGCTACTAGTGCTGCTGCAGGTTCTGACTCTGCTACTATCACGGTTAGTGATGCAGGTGTTACTGCTATCGCAATCCGTCCCGGTCAGACTGTAAACATCTCTGACAATGCTACAGGTCTTAGCAACAAGGGTATCGTTACTGCAGTTAACACTACTACAGGCGAGTTCGATGTTGCTTACTATGAGGCAGGTGGTCAGACTTTTGCTATCACTGCTACTTGTACCGTATGGATCTATGGTTCTGAGTTCAAGAAAGGAACTATCGGAATGGTAGGTTCTTTGGAGGCTGAAGATGATATCTTCCAAAACTCTCCAATCATCATCAAGGACAAGTACGCTGTAAGCGGTTCTGATATGGCTCAGATCGGTTGGGTTGAAATCACTACCGAGAACGGAGCTACAGGATACTTGTGGTATTTGAAGAGTGAGCACGAAACTCGTCTGCGTTTTGAGGACTACCTTGAGACTGCAATGATCGAGGCTGTTCCTGCTGAGTCAGGTTCAGGTGCTGCTAACGCTGCCATCAACCCTAACTTTGGTAACAAAGGTTCTGAGGGTGTGTTCTACGTTGTAAACAACCGTGGTAACGTATGGGGCGGTGGTAACCCCACAACTCTTGCTGACTTCGACAGCATCATCTCTCGCCTTGACAAGCAAGGTTCTATCGAGGAGAACGTGATTTTCGTTAATCGTGAGTTCTCTTTCGATATCGACGATATGCTTGCAACTCTGAACGGTTTCAACGGAACAGGTGCTGCTAATTCAGCTTCCTTCGGTCTGTTTGACAACGACACAGAGATGGCATTGAATCTTGGATTCAGCGGTTTCCGTCGTGGTTATGACTTCTACAAGTCTGATTGGAAATATCTGAACGATCCTACAATGCGTGGTGGTCTGCCTACAGGTTCTTCTGCTACAGGTACTGTAACAGGATTGTTGGTTCCTGCAGGTTCTACTACCGTGTACGATCAAATCCTCGGCAAAAACGCTAAGCGTCCGTTCTTACACGTTCGCTACCGCGCTACTGAAGCTGAAGATCGTCGCTACAAAACTTGGATCACAGGTTCTGCCGGTGGTGCACAGACTAGCGACCTCGATGCAATGGAGGTTAACTTCCTCTCTGAGCGTTGCGTATGTACCTTGGGTGCTAACAACTTCGTGTTGTTCCGCTACGGTGCTTAATAGATGGATTATCAATTAGGAGGTGAGTCTCTTCAAAGAGACTCCCTCCTTCTTTTAACTAATTAAATTATATCAAATGAAAGCTAAGTTGACTCCCGTAGATAGAATCTACAAACTTAAGAACGATGCAGCCCCTCTCTCTTTTACGCTGCCTTCCCGAAATACAAGACGATATCCCCTTTTATGGTATGATGAGGAGAACAATCTGAACAGACCTCTTCGCTATGCCATCAATCAAAAGACTCCTTTCGAGGACGATCAGGACGGCAATGCAATTGTCGAGCCTATCATCTTCGAGAACGGGTTCCTTCGTGTACCCAAAAATAACCCTGTCCTTCAGCAGTTCCTGTACTACCATCCTTTGAATGGTGTATCCTTTGAAGAGGTTGATACAGAGAAAGATGCAGCAAAAGTGGTAGAGAATCTGAACGCAGAAGTAGATGCCTTGATCGAGGCTCGTCAGCTTTCTGTAGAGCAATTGGAGACCGTATGCCGTGTGCTGTTCGGTAAGGACCCTGCTAGATTTACTAGTGCCGAGCTACGCAGAGATGTGTTGGTCTATGCCAAGAAAGACCCTATCGGTTTTATCAATATGGTGAACGACCCAATGTTGAAGCTGCACTCTTCTGTCCACGTATTCTTTGAGCAGAAGCTATTAGCCTTCAGAAACGGGCGTAAGGAGATTTGGTTTAGCACCCCTTCCAACAAGAAGAAGATGCTTTCCGTGCCTTATGGAGAAGATCCATATGCTACTGTAGCCAATTACTTTAAAACAGATGAGGGCTTAGATGCGCTCAAGATGTTGGAGAATTATGTAAATTCGTAGTTCTTGGTTGTTAGATATATACGAAGGAGTGGTTCGTTCGCGAACCCTCCTTTTTTTATTTATCTTTGTAAAAAGCACATAGATGATTAACGATGTAAGGAACACCGTATTGGCTGTCCTGAATAAGAATAACTACGGGTACATCTCCCCTTCTGATTTCAACCTATACTCTAAGCAGGCTCAGATGGAAATATTTGAGGAGTATTTTAGTAGTTATAACAAGACTATCAATATGGAGAATACCCGTCAATCGGGAACAGACTACGCTGAAATTATAAAACCAATTACGGAAACTATCGAGAGATTCTCTCAGTTTAAACCATTGGTCCCTGTTGCCCCCTTGGCGTATCCTTCAAATAATTATTACTATCCTAGTCTTATCACTACGGGTGATGAGGCTTATATGATAAACAAGATTGTTTGCTATCCTGATATTTTAACGGTAGGAACCAACACTAGTGTGGTTTCAAACGCATTGGTTGATTCTGCTGCAAACTTTGTAACAGCGGGGATTAGTGCGGGAGATATTGTAACAAATAAAACAACTAGCTTTTCTGCTAAAGTTGTGGCTTTGATATCTCCAACTCAACTTTTATTGGATGCTGATATCTTTCTTTCTACTGCAGAGGCTTATGCGGTTATTGATGCTAGTGAGTTTAAAGATGCAGAGAAGGTAAGCCAAGGGAAAATAACTCAGCTTTTAAATTCGCTCCTTACATCTCCGTCAAATATTTTCCCTGCGTATACATTAGGTAATGAGATATTTAGCTTGTACCCTGTTACGTTTACAACTATGGGTCAGGTATATGCTCAATACTTTAGATTACCAAAGGCTCCAAAGTGGACCTACATTACATTGATTAACGGTGAGCCTTCTTTTGATCAGACTCAGCCCGACTATCAGGACTTTGAATTACCTCTTGAAGATGAGTATAAATTAGCTACAAAGATTCTTGAATACTGCGGTATGTCTATCCGTGAAGCTGAGGTGGTTCAATTCGGTATGGCGCAGCAACAACATGAGCAGCCTACATTTAGTATGCAACAATAAACTTATAAAAGATGGCATATATTTCACAATATCAATACTACGATAATAATGGTAACACCCCTAGAGATGAGAATTGGGGGTCTTATCAATACGTAAGCCTGTTCGATATAGTGAACAACTTCATGTTGATGTACTCAGGAAACCACTCGTTGGTTAATAATGAGGAGAGATACAAGGTGTTGTTCCATGCGAAAAGAGCTATACAGGAATTAAACTACGATGCGTTCAAAGAGATTAAGGTATTAGAGCTGACCGTTGCTGACAATCTCATATACGTTTTACCTTCTGATTTTGTCAATTGGGTTCGCATCTCTCTATATAAGGATGGATGGTTAAGACCATTAACTGAAAACATTCAAGTGCTTTCATCTAACGCCTATCTTCAGGATAACGACGGATGGATTCTGTTTGATCAGAATGGTAATATATTAGAACCTCAATATTCTCAAATTGATTTCGATAGGCTGAAAGGAACTAAGAAAAGTATTTACCTCAATCCCGGCAGCGACTTCGATGGTCAGGAGGGATGGCAGTATGACGGTGTTTGGTACTTTCAATATAGCTTTGGTAACCGATTTGGTTTGAACACGGAGACAGCAAACTTTAACCCCACCTTCAATGTAAATAAAAAGGCAGGAGTTATTAACTTTAGCTCTGATATGATTGGTCAGTCCTGCATCCTTGAGTATATCTCTGATGGTATGGAAGGCGGTGATGACTCTTTAATTAGCGTGAATAAGTTATTTGAAAAGTATGTGTACGCGTATATCCAATATGAGATACTAAGTTCTAAGCTTGGTGTACAGGAGTATATCGTGGCTAGGGCTAGAAAAGAAAAGAGTGCCTTACTGAGAAATGCAAAGATTAGAATTAGTAATATCCATCCCGGTCGCTTGTTAATGAATCTTCGTGGAATGGATAAGCAAATAAAATAAGATGCCTAACTTAAGTAGAAACTTTGTAGCAGGGAAAATGAATAAGGTGGTTGACGAACGCCTTGTTCCCAATGGAGAGTACATTGATGCAATGAATGTCCGTATGGGTTCTACCGAAGTATCCGAGATTGGAGTCTTGGAGAACACTAAAGGTAATGTCCCTGTTTCAGAGTTAAGGTACATTGATGGTACTTTACTTAGTACTGACGCTAGATGTATCGGTGCTTTGGAAGACGGAATCCATGAGACTATATATTGGATGGTTCACGATCCTAACTTTCCCATTGGTGCTACAGGTAAGCTAGATATGATTGTTTCGTTCAACACGCTTACAAACATATTGGTATACCATGTCATTAGTATTGATGACGGAAGTGGGACTAACACTACTTTGAACTTTAATCCCGACTATTTAATTACGGGTATCAATAAGATTCAGGATCTTATATTTTTTACCGACGATTACAATCAGCCTAGATTCATTAACGTAAAAAAGAACTACGCTAATCCTGTTGCTGATATTGATCAGTTTACTGCAGAGTCTATTCTTGTTATCAAGAAACCTCCTGTTGAATCTCCGGGTGTTCAGCCTGTAGCTACAAGCGGACAGGAGAACTTCATGGATACTAGGTTCATATGTTTTGCTTATAGGTATCAATATGAGAACGGTGAGTTCTCTGCCACATCACAGTGGTCTGCGCCATCGTTCGTTCCTAACCCTTTTGAATTTAGCGTTAATAGTTTTCTTAATGAAGGGATGGTTAACCTGACCAATACCGCAATCATTACATACAACTCAGGCGGTCCTCTTGTAAAAGCAGTAGAGCTTTTGTTTAAGGAAGCCGACAATAATGTTATCAAGATAATTGAGAAGCTAGATAAGTTTATGCTTGGTCTTGCTGACAATACGGATTATACTTATACGTTTAATAACAGCAAGATATTTACTATCCTTCCTGTATCTGAGCTGCTTCGACTGTACGATAACGTACCTCGCTATGCAAAGGCTCAAACTATTATGGGTAACAGGTTGATGTATGGCAACTATATTGATGGGTATGATCTGATTGATAAGTTCGGAGAGCCTGTTCGTTTAGATTATTATACTGAACTAATTTCTGAATTGATTGGCGATACTGATATTACGGCTACTACCATTGCGGGAAACTACGCTATCAATGGGCCTCAAACTATAACAGATGCTGTTGCTGAAATTGATTTAACAGGAGCAAATCTTGTTGAGGGCGCAGCCTTATCTGTTGAGATAAGATTAAACCATGCCGACTTTAGTGGTGATCCTCCTGAACCAACAGAGACCACTACTAATATAGATGTTAACTTTTCTTTTTTCTTACCTACCTCTTACAATTCTGTATATGAGCTAGCAACTAGTACGGAATTTCAAGAAGCTGTTGGTACTGTTTTAAATATCAAGCCTGTATATGATCCTACTCCCGGTGCGGAGACATCTTGCGATGGCACGACATTTACAGATAGAGTAAACTGTGCGCTACCAAACAACTTAGATTCATTATCTAAATATGCAAGTGGTATATCTGCGGGCGGTCAACCTATTGCTATTATTACTTCTCCCGGAAGTGATGTGATTGGCTTGCAGATGCCTGCAATGAGATACGTTAACAATCTCACTACTCCTACTCAAAATGTTTATGAGTATTATTCTATAGTGTATATTGAAGCTAGCTTTCAAGAAATTGCAAATCCTAGAAGTCTTCATAGTAACAGAGGGTATGAGATTGGTATAGTGTACATGGATGAGTTTAACAGATCTACTACTGCTTTAGTTAGTAAGAATAATACCGAGCATGTACCTTGTGGGTATTCAGCTAGGAAGAACTCTATTAGAGTTACAATACCGTCAAGTCAGATTGCGCCTGAATGGGCTACGAGATATAAGTTCGTAATTAAGCCTGACCAAGAGAAGTATGAAACTATTTACAGTAGTATCTTCTTTGAAGATCCTGAGACTAATAACGCTTACTTTTTATTAGAAGGTGAAAATGCAAAAAAGGTTGAAGCAGGTGATAGGCTTATTGTAAAGGCTGACACTAATGGTCCTACTCAAAACTGTGTATATGCTACCGTTCTTGAGAAAGAAGCTAAGGCTTCAGACTTTATTACTATACCAAGTGCCTTAGACCCGACGATAGACATTCCCGTTCCCTCAGGAATATATATGAAAATCAATCCTAACAATTTCGCAATTGTAATGGATGAGCTTTCTATTATTGCTCCGGGTACAATTGAAGTTAATGAGAATCAGCCTGACATGTATCCTTTGCTCTATTATCCTGTAAACAGGTTTGATACAGCTACTAGTGCTTGGGTTGATTACGATATTCCTGCCGGAAGTAGAGTAAGATTATCTTTAAAGTTTCAGCGTTTAGGAACAGGAGATGGTGACAACGCTTGTGAAAGGAGGATATATACATTAGAAAAGACATTGATATCCTCTGCTGATTATGATAATTTTAAAGATTGGTGGGATGGTGATAATGTAGAGGTTGTTCTTAACGATGGTATACAAGACATTGGAGGAACGAATTGTCCTGCAGATAATCAGTATATCCCTACTCTTGCTGCTAGCTTGGTAGATATACCAATGGATTTATGTACAAACTATTACAGGTTTTACCGCAATCCATCTACTAATGAGCTGACTTTAATGATTACGGGGACCAAAAGATGTACAGGAGTTGCAGCAAGAAATAAGAGGAGGTCATCTATTATTTGTAACATTGAAGTATTTAGAGCAGAGAATACATTAATATTTGAGACTGAACCTATCGATGCTCTTCCTGATGTATGGTATGAGAATGACTTATCATTCCCTATTGATCAATCTACAGGAGATCATGACGGGAATGTTCAGAATCAAGACATCGCTTTAGGTATACCTGCGATTATCGATACGGGATTCTTTAACTGCTTTGCATTTGGTAACGGAGCCGAGAGTTATAAGATAAGAGACTCAATCGTTGGAAAGAGTTTCAATCTTGGTAACCGTGTTACAACTACTTCCTCTCAAGAATACAAAGAGGCTGACAGATTTTCAAGTATTAGCTATAGTGGAATCTACAATGAAGAAACCAATGTAAACAAACTCAATGAGTTTAACTTAGGTCTTCTTAACTATAAGCTGCTTGAGTCTTCGTTCGGTCCAATCTTTAAGATGGATGGAAGAGAGACAGATGTGTTAGTTCTTCAGGAGGATAAGATATCATATGTGTTAGCAGGAAAGAATCTTCTTTCTGATGCAGCAGCAGGTGGTGCGATTACTTCTGTGCCTGAGGTATTGGGTACGCAGATTGCAAGAACCGAGAAATATGGCATCAGCTTCAATCCTGAAAGTTACGTGCATTGGGGATACGACAGATACTTTACAGATGTGAAGAGAGGTGCTGTTCTTCAATTAAGAGGAGATTCCTATAACAATGACCAACTACGTGTTGTGTCAGAAAGTGGTATGCGTACTTGGTTCAGGGATACGTTCAACGCATCTTTCAATACGCAGAAGCTTGGAGGGTTCGATCCATACATGAACGAGTATGTTCTGTCTGTAAATGATATCGAACTTCCTACTCCTCAAGAATGTATTGAATGTGGGATCAGTCAAACTATTTCACTTCTTAATCCTGAGGGAGAGGCATATCAATACTGTGTCAATGTTGGGTCTACCGTAGGTCCTGTTGATATTAGCTATACTATAGTTAGTTCAGGTGTTCCTGATGACTTTATTATTTCAGGCAGCTATGATGCCATAACAGTATCTAGTGGTCCAACAAATACTTCAGGTGTTATTACAGTCAATAAGAACTTAATCACTGATAGTGTAGTGGTAATTGATATTGTAACTACAGGTGTTGTGTCATTAGAGATTACAGTCAACTGTCCTACTAGTCAGATATTAAATGTGGTTCAGGTTGTACTGACTAACGATGCTGACTCAGGAGAAACTATACACGCTGAGTACAAGTATGCTTACGGTGCGTTTACTTCTCCATTGCAGTCAAACTTAGTCACGTTCCTCACGGGAAGCACTAATCCGATTGTGTCTTGGTATAACATAACTTCAGGAGCTATGGGGCTTGGGGCTTTCCCTCCGGGTGGAAGCACGGTTGATATCAGATCTAATAAGATACTGACTGACACGTTTAATTTTAGCCCTCTAAATAATAAGTTTAAATACTTAGAGTCTAATACGCTATATCCGAATACTCCTACAGGAATCAACAACTTGATTGCTGCTGCTAGCGATGCCACTCCTATCTTAGGTGCAGGTAATCTGTACTATGCTCAGTTCCCAACAGTAGGGACTAGTTCCTATTTGTATTTGATTTGGGACTTGAGATCGTCTACCGCCTTGAACCTCTGCTATTCTGCTGACAGTGCATTCGATGCTTGTTGTAATTGTACAGAATGCGAGGGTTGCATAACATATAGAGTATCTCTTGGCTTACAGGAAGAAGTTACTATAGGATATACTGAATGCTTTAGTGGTGAGCCGACATCATTTGTTTTGCTCCCTGAAAGTGAAGCAATAGTTTGTACTACGGGTGCTGCTCCTGTTGTGTTGGTTGGAACTAGCGTACCTTCGATAGAAGCAATTGAATGTGGATGCCCAAGTTAAATTAATTATATGCCAATAAGTCTACCATACTATTTAAACGGACCGTCTCTAGGATCATCGACAGCGGTCTTCATGGATGCCAATCTTACAATCTGTGCACCTGATGGATTCTACTCTGACGGTGTGATTGTGAGACAGCAGTCAGGTTGTGTCCTATTACCGCAGCAAAGCTGTCCTTCTTGCGCCTCCGATTGCGCAGTCACTCCGTTTTCTGTTAACACGGCAGGGGTGTTTGAAGTGAGTGTTAATATGGGTTCAGCCACAGGAGCTATCCCTATTACGTTTAATCCTTTCTCTTCTCCCGTTGGTATCTACATACAGTATGATAGCGTTGTTTATAATATTTTCAGCTCACCTGTATACGGTATTCAAGAAGGCACTCCGGGATTCCCCGTATACTTAGGAGATCCTGTAACATCGGGATGCAACCTTGTTGCTATCAGTCCTACCGTACTGAATAAGTATTACTTTGATGGTAGTAGTTTTGTTTCAGCAGGGACAACCGAAAGTGTTACGATTACATCACCTGAAATAGCAGGAGATGATTCTCCCGGTGACTGTGTGCTTGTAATACCAAAGACTGCAGCTTCTCCTAGTATTGTAGACATCAAGGTGATAGCAGCTTGTGAGTCTCCGTCCTTCAATCTGTCGGTTCAATGTCCATACCTACTTAGGGAGTTCTCTAGTAGTGAACGAGCAGAGGACTCTGTAGTGGTGTGTGGGTCTATTGTGAATCAGACGTACCACGTTGAGCACGTGACGGGTATTGATTTTGAGCTAGGGCTTTACGATTGGGTATTCTCTGACGCTTATGGGGAGTTCCCTTTAACGAAGGGTTATTACAAGTCCACCAACTGCCCTGCGGGATATAACGTATTTGAAGTTGACAGGGGTATTATCATAGGATTCTTCTTATGCCCATAATAAAAAACGAACATGGAGTATACTTTATCATATAGCGAGGCGGTACAAGGGTGGCCTTCCTTTTATTCTTACTACCCTGATTGGATGATTGGAATGAATAACTACTTCTATACATTCAAGGGGGGTAATCTTTATAGGCACAACGTGAACGCTTTAAGGAATACCTTCTACGCTGATTGGTGGGTAAGGCTAGGAGATCCCGGTGGGGCCTTCACTAGTACCCGAATCACTAGCGTTATCAATGACGTACCCCTTGAGAATAAGCTATTTAAGACCATTAACCTTGAGGGTGACGCTAAGTGGGGAGCTGTGCTTCAGACTGACATTCAGACTTCAGGCTTTATCAATGCCTCTTGGTTTGAGAAGAAGGAGCAATCATTCTTTGCATTTGTTAGAAACGATGGTACTGTGCCTGCAAATCCTGAGGAGTATCCGCTTAGGAGTCTGAACGGGATTGGTAGGTCTAGCACGATTGTATCTACTGTTCCTGCAGCGGTAGAGGTAAACTTCCAAATTACCCCCACCATTGTATCTATAGGGGACATTATTAGCATAGGGGACATGGCATACTACTCGCTTCCCCCTTACACTACCCCTCTACTTTTCGGGCAGGTTACTGCTATTAATGTCAATTATAGGACAGGGCTGAACAGGATTACGGTTGACACTACGATCACGGGAGCTACTATTCCTGCCATCCAAGACCCGTATATCCTTTACATAAAGAGCTCGGTAGCTGAATCGCATGGGGTATTGGGTCACTACTGCGTGTTTACCCTTGATAACTCGGAGGATAATAAAATTGAATTATTTGCGGTAGAATCTCAGGTGATGAAAAGTTATCCTTGATTTTTTTGGTATCTTTGTTTACAATGGAACTTATTGTAAGACCACTGTTTCAAAGCGACTATGATGACATTCTTGTAGGATGGTGGAAGGATTGGGGTTGGGAGTCTCCTCAAAGAGACTTTCTTCCGGGCGATGGGACAGGTGGTATTATGATTATGGATGAAGATATTCCGGTCTGTGCAGGGTTTGTGTATACCACCAACTCTAAGGTGGCTTGGGTTGATTGGATTATCTCTAACAAACAATATAGAAAAAAGCCTCAAAGAACCGAGGCTATAAAATTATTAATTGAGACCTTGACTAACATAAGCAGAAATACGGGACACAAGTTTGCGTATGCTTTGATTAAGCATCAAGGTTTGATTGAGACATATGAGAGTCTTGGTTATATGAAAGCAGACTCATACACTCACGAAATGATTAAAGCATTATAATATGGCAGTAACAACAGCAGCGATAATTGGTGCAGCAGCTACAGTAGCTACTACCTCTGCTTCGTTTGCTCAGGCAGGTAAGCAAAGAAGGCTGCAACGAAAGGCTCAATCTGAAGCTGAAACAGCTATGCAAGAAGCCAAAAAACAATTGGATGTTAACTACTATGAGCAGTTAGGCATTAACAAAGAAGTATATGAAACAGAAAGAGAAGCTCAGCTTGTAGCAGCAGCTCAAGCTGTTGAGGCTGCTCGCGAATCTGATAGAGGTGCTGAAGCTACTGCAGGAAGAGTAATGCTTGCCGAACAAGAAGCGCAGAAGGATATTACAAAAAGAATGAACGAAGAGATTCAAGCTATCAATGCAGCTATTGCAGGAGAAGAGAGTCGTCTTCGTGATGTTGGTGTTCAATTAAACTTAGAAGAGGTTGCAGGTGCACAGTTAGCAGCAGCACAAGCAGATGAGATGGCAGGTCGTGCTACTCAACAAGCATTGCAAGGTATTACTAGTCTTGGACAGCAAGTGGCAGCAGCAGCTCCTCTATATGCTAGAAAAGGTGGAGGGAATAAAGGTGTTAGCGTTTCTGCTGCTGAGACATACGGTCCTACTGCTAAAGCAATTCCTAAACAGTATGGCACATTTGTATCTCCTTATGATGTTAGTCCTACTCCATCAGCTACTCAGTTGAATACTATGGTTCCTGCATCTTTAGTTAGTCCTACTCCATCAGGACTTGCTATGCCTATGCAAGGCATCAGTCCTTTTGCTCCGGCTCAACCACTTTATGATTGGTCTAAAATACTTGGATATAGATAATGGCAACATTTTATAAATACGCTGAGCGAAACGCTGACAGTCAAATAAATTGGGCTGAAGTAGGTAGGGATGTTACCGATATGCTCAAAGAAGAAGACAAGATCAGGGAGCAAAAGAAAGCTGCCATTGATGAAGCTTCTCGACAGTATGGTAAAGTATTGGCATCTCCCCCTACGGGAGAACACACAGGTGCTAATACTTGGACATTGAACTATGCCAATGATGCAACCCAAGCAAGACTGCTTCAGGATAGATTATTAAAGTCAGGTCAGTTAAAGTTGAAGGACTATCTCATTATGAGACAGAACCTTGTTGACGGAACTGATCAGGTGTTCAATCTTGCTAAGGAATACCAAGCAGAATATGCCGATAAGATGGAGCGTTTCAAGAAAGGAGAGTCTCAATCTCTTGAGTCATTCCTTATGGCTAGCGTAGAAGGGTTCGCAAACTTCAATGAATCAAAAGCATTAATCAATCCTACTGACTATACGGTTAACGTAGGTAAGATGAAGAAGAATGAGCAAGGGGTATATGAATTAACTAATGATGTGGCATCTGTTAATGAACTTCGTAACAGAATTAAAGGCAAGTTTGATAAGTTTAATACTCGTCAGGCTAATGAGCAAATTGCTACAGGTTTGGCTTCGTATATAGATGCTGAGATTAGAAGAGGTAGTACTACAAGAGCAGGTCAGGTTATTACCATTGAGGATGCTATGCTTCGTCCGGGTTATCAGAAAGCCGTAGATGATGCTATTGAGTCTAATCTACAAGTTCCCTATAATGTATCTTCAATCCTCACTGAGGATATTGGCTTTGATAGAAAGACAGGTAAGGAGTATGACTATACTTACGATGAAACGGAAGCTGCCAAGAACCCTAATCTTATTCTATTAAGAATAGATCCTTCTACTAATATGGCTTCCCCGCAGTTTACTAAGGATCAGAAAGCTGCCGTTAAAGATTTTATGAAGGGTCAGATCGAACAGATGTTGAAGCGCAAGGAGGAGATTAGCACATTCGTTGAGCCAAGAGCTGACGCTGCTACTCTTGCTTACTCTAAGGATGCTAGAGATTCTCAGGACTTTGGAACAATGTTGGGATATTTGTATAGCGGAACACCTGAACAAGTTCAAGCTGCTCAAACTTATTTCAATAACTTACCCAATGTTGCTAAGGTTGATAGAAGGACAGATGGTGTAGTTATTACATATACAGATGGAAGTACTAAACCTATAAATTTTTATACTGATGATGGTAATGCATTAGTTACAAAAGATGATTGGATTAGATCTGCTGTATCAGGATTAGGAGGCAAGGGGAATGTTGAGGATTACGTGAGAGGTGCTCGTAGAACAAAGAGTAATAAGTTGAATACTGAGACAACAGCTTTAAGTAAAACTACAATTCCTGAAAAGAAAACTGCACTTCAAACGCTTGAGGAATTAGGATTTAAACCTCCTAGCTACGAACAAAAGTAAAATAAAAATCAATGAACGAGAATCTTATAACCGAGCTTTATAACCGAGCACTTAATAAAGGATACAAGAAAAGTCGTGAAGAGTTTGTAGCTCTTCTTGGAAATGACGATGAGGTTTACTTAGATATGTTTGGGTATGCTCGTTCAAAAGGTTTAGTAGAAACTCCTGCCGAGTTTAGTAGCTTGGTTAGCGGTGGCCCTAGTAAAAAAAAAGAGTTGCCGATAACAGCAGTACTGTCTCAGGAGCTAGAAAAACAACCAAAGCAAAGCGTCCTTCAAGCGCAAGCCCCCGATATGGCATCGTCATTGCAGGGTGGTTTATCGGCATCTCAAGAATCTCCTAAGTTATTAATCCCTCAACAGAGAGCTGCTGCTGTATCAACTGCTGCACCTAGACCATTGGTATTACCAAAGGAGGTGGCTGAGGTTACCCGTAAAAAAGAAGAGGCTGTACCCGAATATGTAAAGCCACTGCTTGAAACAGTGAAGCCTGAGATGGCTGAGAAGAGAGAAGAGGTTGTTGTCCCACAGTTAAACTATCAGTTTGGTCCATTAGGATTTAAGTTTGAGCAGGCGGGTATTGGTGATTACGTAGATGCTATAGCTCCTAACGGAAAGAAAGTTCGCTTCTCTTTAGATGCTTGGACTGAATCAGGAGCTACTGCTGAAGCAGCAAAGCTTAGGGCTTTTATCAGAGACAATACCATTTCGTTACCAAAGGCAAAGCTTGCTGAGATTGAAAAACAATATGCTGTTGATAATAAGAAATTTATTAGTGACAAAGAAGTAGAGGAAGCTACCTCTCAAGTATCATTTCAGGCAAATCAACTTAACAAAGATATTCAGGACTACTACCGTTCATCTAAATTATTAGAAGGGCAGTCTAAGATGTTAGCATCTATGCCTGTTAACGATCCTGCTAGAGAGACATTAGTTCAAAAATATCAAGCAGAGCTTCAGAGATTGCAAGCTCAAGCACAATCTATTACTGATCGTCAGGGAGATATTGGCAAAAGAAAGTCTCAGCTAGAGACTGCTGTTGGTAAGTATACAGAGATGAAAGCCCAACAGGGGACTTGGTATAGTCAGCTATACGATGCTCCTCTTCGTGGTATTGGTAATATCATCAGTGGTGGTTACGGACAGATGGTCGACATACTAGAAGAGGTAGTTACTCCTTTAAGAGAATTTACGGGAGAGCCTGCTCTTATTCAGTCCTACGTTAAATATGCTGAAGAGGAAGGTATGCCTACTCCTGAGCGTGACAAAAATGGAAACATATCTAAGACTTCTTTTAGCAAATGGTTAAATAGTATTGGAGACAAAGCTTCTGAATATAGGTCTAGATTTATTGATGAAAGAAAGAAAGAAGAAAAACAGATAGACATAGAAGGGAAACCAATCACAGAAATTCTTAGAGGTCTTCCTGTAAAAGCAATTGGCACAGGTGACACGGAAGAGTATGCGCAGGAAATTAGAAAAGGATTAGTGCCGGGTGCTATATATGGTGCGCTTGAATCTGTGCCTTCGTTTCTTGGTGGAGACAAGTACTCAAGAACAGTACGTATGTTTTTACAAACAGACGATGCTGTGATGAAAGAGATGGAAAGTGACCCTGACTTTAAAAATATTAGTGAGCGTGAGAAGGCGTTGATCTCTACGCCTATTGCTCTTGCCGGAGCAGCACTTGAAGAGATTGGTTTCAGAAATATTATTGCCAACAAAGGACTACTGAATAAACTTACGATGAGTGCTTTAGGGAAGGCAGGTGCAACTACAACTGCTAAGACCTTTGGTGACTTGGTAAAAAATGAAGTAGAGAGTGGTCTTGCAAGAGGTGCGCTCACAATTGTCGGAGGTGCACTAGCAGAAGCTGAGACAGGTGCTGCGCAACAAGCTGCAGAACTTGTAGTAAAAGATGTATACAATGTCATCAAGGATAAAAGAAACGAGGATGGCGAGTTTATGAAGATGTTCGATACTCCTGATAGTGTTAAAGGATACGTGAAGGAAATCCTGACTGCAGGTGTGCAGGAAGCTATCGGAGGTTTCGTATTAGGTATGCCATCTGCTGTTGCTGCTGCTTATCGTGAGCAAGGGTTCAAGGGTATGGATGACAATACCTTTAAGCTGTTTGAGGCTGCAGCAGGTGATGAGAAGATTGAGAAAGCATTTGTTACTAGTCTTAAGGACAGAGTAAACAATGGAGAGATAACATTAGATCAAGCTAAAGAAACGCTTAACGACTACCGTAATTCAATTGGTTTATTCCGTGCGCTTCCTGAGGGGTTGGATACAGAAGGAAAGAAAGAAGCAATGAATCTTTTGAGAGAGAGAAGAGATTTAGAAAGATCTATAGACGGAAAAGATCAGGCGTTAACTAAACCACAACGCGATCGTATTGCAGCAATTAATGAACAACTAACAAAAATATCAGAAGATGCCATTCAAAAACAAACAACAGATGAAGGCGTGCTACGCAGCCAAAGACCCGAATTGGGATTGCAAGAAATGGGCGAAGGAGACCAAAAACCTCAAGTCCCTACCACAGGGGCCGAAGCCCAAGTCACTCCTGCGCTCACGCAAGAAAAAGTAACTCCTATTAATTTCTCTACTCAGCTTGAGCAGAAGTATGGTGTTAAAGTAGACCTATTAGGGAGCTTAGATAAAGGCAACCTGACCCTTTCAAGAATTGTAATACCCGAAGAACAAAGGGATACAGGTATTGGAACGCAGGTAATGGAAGAAATAATCAAGTATGCTGATGATAATGGGGTTAAAATAACTCTTACACCATCAATAGACTTTGGCGGTGAGTCGGTTTCAAGATTGACTAACTTTTATAAAAGGTTTGGTTTTGTAGAAAATAAGGGCGAGAATAAAGACTTTACCATAAAGGACACGATGTATCGTGCGCCACAGGTGTCTTTGAAAACACAGGAAGTTGCTGTAGCTAAGGCTCAGGCTCCAATGGTTCAGTTTCCTACTGCAACTACCACACTTGAGACTGAAGGGACGGGAGTTGTTACTCAAGGAACTGAGCCTGTATTCAAGGGTTCTAACGCCCCAACTGTAAACCTATCTACCGATAAGCAAGAGCGTTATACGGAAGACTATACCGCTGAAGAGATTGAATCATCGGAGCATGCACCAAGTAGCAGAGTAGTAACAGTCGCGTCTAACTTAGGAACAGGGCAGGTTAGCTACACAAAGAAGGGAGAGAAGAGAACTTTTAGTTTACCATTTGTAAACCAAAAAATAACTAACAAACTAAACAAACTTCGCGAGAAGTATAAAGCAATTAAAGGAACAAGCAAGGAGGCTAAAGCTGAGAAGGCTAAGATATCTGCAGAGATTAATAAAACTGCAAAGCAACAGTTAGCTGAATTCAAGGACATGATGGTTCAAAACCTGTTAGCTCTGTATGATTCATTGACTCCTGAGTTTATTGCGAAAAGTAAGCAGTGGTATGTAGGGGCTAACAGAATGGCACAAGCTCTTGCTCAGAAGTATAAGCTTAGCATTGATCAGGTTGGTGGTATCATAGCTGCTCTTAGTCCTCAGAATGATTGGTTCAATAACGTGTCTGTTGCTGAACGAACAATCGAAGTGATGACTAAATATGGTGACACTAAGCTCACTAAAGATATTGTAGGCAAAGCTGTGGCTTATAATACAGACGCTAATGGAGAGCCTAATAGTTTCGCTAAAGATTTAATGGACTTATTCAATCAGTATGGTGAAGTATCTATTAATGAATTACAGAATCAAGGATTAAGTATAGACACACAAGCTGCTATGCTTAGAGCATTTGATCAGGCGGTACACTCTCCAAAGGTTGCAATGACAGACCCTGAAGGAAAGTTTACAGGATTTGATACTACCCCTGTTAGATGGAACTCCAACACAGAGATAGGTAAAGCTATTAGCATATTCAGGGATGGATCTATAGATAATATAAACTCTGAATTGGGTGGTGGTAATAAGGTTCGTAACTTCTATAACAATATTGTAGATCCTGATTCTGAAACACCATACGTAACAGCGGACACTCACGCATTATCTGCAGCACTTAACAGTCCAATCTCCGCTAATGATGCGGGTGGAATTGGTTTATTTAACGGAGGTGCTGAACCATTGTATGCCCTTGTAAAGTCTGCCTATATTGATGCAGCTAGAATTGCAGGCATAAAGCCAAGAGAGATGCAGTCTATTACGTGGGAGGCGCAACGTATTGGTATCAATGATAAGAACAGGACTCCTGAGCAAAAGCAAAAAACATTTGATTATATAACAGAAACTAGAACTAACAATCAAACACCATATGAAAGAGCAACAGAACTTATTGCAAGAAACAGAAGCGCAAACCCAAGTTGGGGAAAGTCAACAGGAATTGAAACTCAAAAATCAAGTGACGCAATTCGCGAAGGAGCGAGGCTACGTGCTGAACAAAGGGCTCGTGAAATATCTGCTTTACGGGGACCTGCCGGAGAGCGAGTGGGAGCAGCCCCTACCGCAGTGGGCGGAGCAGTTGCCGGAAGGCAAGCCCCTGCAGAAGGTGTAAAAGCTAGGGTTGAGTACGGGACTCCTTTGACAAATGAGCAAGGGGTAAAAGATATAGAGACTACTGTAGCTGAAGATGCTAGAAAAAAGTCAGTCATTGACGCAATAAGAACAGTAGCTAAGCTATTCAAGTCTTTGTTCCCTAACGGTGAGATTTATATATTCGATAATCAAGAAGACTACAGTCGCCAAACCAAAGTACTAACTAAGGGTCAAGACTCTGTTGGTTTATTCAGCTATAGTAAGAACCCTGATGGTAGTCTTAATGTAAGAATAGACATTGATCTTACTAGAGCCAACGCTACTACAGTGTACCATGAAATAGCCCACGCTGTAATGCTTAAAACATTTGGCGATAATAAGGCTAAGTTCAGACAGTTCAGAGACCAACTTACTACTGTATTGAAAGGATCTACCGTTGAAAAGTTAGATTCATTTGCTAAGCTATATGCCGAGAATGAGCAGCCCGAAGAGTGGTTGGTTGAACTAGCTGCGGTAATGGCTGATCAAGATAAGTCAATCAAGATAGATACTATCACTAAGATTGCAGCTATAGTTAATAAGTTTGTATCAGAGCTGACTAATGGATTAATAAAACCATTCAGCGAAACGGCTAGCAAGAAAGAGGTTATTGACTTCTTTAATCAAATGGCAGTGTCTATTAAGACAGGTCAAGAGATTGTTACTACTGAGAAAGCTGCGCCTATTACCGCTGCCACTAAACAGGCACGTCGTGTAGAGCAGGGACCTGAAGGACTACCGGGATATGAGAAGCTGATTGACGATGTGGTGAACACGCTTATCCCTAATGCCCTTAAGCGTAGACTATCAGGTCAAGAGTTGATTGATCTTGTTAAGAGATTTGTGTCTAAGTCTGATGTATATAAGAAAGCTGACGACATTCAGAAGGATGCCATCATCAGACAGGTGAATGGTATGCTTGCTGAATCCTACAAAGAACCACCATCAATCAATAGAATACTTGGCAGACTGAAAGATGTTACCAAAGTAACTATCACTGAGAAGCAGGCTCTGAAGAATCAGATCAAGGCTTTGGCTCGTGGTGCTAAAGATGCAACTAAAGCTTT